TTACCGCCCTTGCATCAACTGCGCCGCTTGATCGAACACCTCCAGCGGCTGCGCCGCCTTGTGAATGTCCGCCGACAGCAACTGCCGGAACCGCCGGGCTCCTGGGAACCCCTGGCCGAGCCCCAGAATATGCCGGGTAACGTGATGCATCGCGCCGCCGCTTTGCATGTGCGCAACGATGTAAGGCCGCAGCTGCTCGAGGGCCTCACTGCGCGTCACCGCCGCCGCCTGGCTACCAAACAGTTGCTGGTCGACGTCGGCCAACAGGTATGGGTTGTGGTACGCCTCACGCCCCAGCATCACGCCATCGAAGGTCTCAAGGTGCGCTTGGCACTCTGCCAGGGTCTTGATACCGCCATTGAGCACGATCTCAAGGTCGGGGAAGTCTATTTTCAACTGCGCCGCCACGTCATAGCGTAGGGGTGGAATCTCGCGGTTTTCCTTCGGCGACAGCCCCTCCAGAATCGCGATTCGCGCATGCACGGTAAAACTTTTGCAGCCCGCCTCACGTACCTGGCCAACGAAGTCGCACAGCTCGGCGTAGCTGTCACGGCCATTGATACCGATACGATGTTTGACTGTCACGGGCGTGGTAACAGCGTCCCGCATGGCCTTCACGCAGTCGGCCACCAGCGCCGGGTGTGCCATCAGGCAGGCGCCGATCATGTTGTTCTGCACCCGGTCGCTTGGGCAGCCGACGTTGAGGTTGACCTCGTCATAGCCAGCTTGCTCCGCCAGTTTGGCGCAGGCGGCCAGGTCGGCCGGCACGCTCCCACCTAGTTGTAGCGCCAAGGGGTGTTCGGAAGCGTCGTGACGCAGAAAGCGCTCGGCGTCGTTGTGCAACAGGGCGCCGGTGGTGACCATTTCGGTGTACAGCAGGGTGTGCTTGGAAAGTAGGCGCAGAAAGAAACGACAGTGGCGGTCGGTCCAGTCCATCATCGGTGCAACAGAAAACCGCCTTACTACCGTATCCATTGGGCGGGCCGCGTTTTCTGGTGTTTCGGGGTGCATTCGGGTTTCTCTCATTTACTATCGTTTAACACCTTTTTTGCTTATTCTCCAAACCCCGTTGCTGAATTTCAGCAAAGGCATGGGAGGATTTAGCAAAATGGGCACCATCACTACCCGCAAAAGGAAAGACGGGTCTACCACGTATGACGCCCAGATCAGGATCATGCGCAAGGGCGTGAAAGTCTATCAGGAAAGCCAGACCTTCGACCGGAAGACTACGGCCCAGGCCTGGATTCGAAAGCGCGAAGCCGAATTGCACGAGCCCGGCGCGATCGAGAAGGCGAACCGGAGCGGCGTCACGGTCAAGCACATGGTTGAGCGTTACCTCGACCAATACGAGAAGCTGCGGCCGTTGGGCAAGACCAAACGCGCCACCCTCAATGCGATAAAGGAAACCTGGCTGGGCGAAGTCACCGACACTGATCTGACGAGCCAGAAGCTGGTCGAGTACGCGATGTGGCGTATGGAGAAGTACGGCATCCAAGCCCAGACCGTTGGCAACGACCTGGCCCACCTCGGCGCCGTCCTGTCCGTGGCCAGGCCCGCCTGGGGTTATGAGGTCGACCCCCACGCCATGCCTGACGCCCGAAAGGTGCTGCGCAAGATGGGCGCAGTCAGCAAAAGTCGTGAGCGCAACAGGCGGCCGACACTGGATGAGCTGGAAAAGCTCCTTAAGTACTTCGAGGAGATGCGAGACCGCCGCAAGCAGGAGATCGATATGCTGCGGGTGGTGCTGTTCGCGCTGTTCTCCACTCGTCGGCAGGAGGAGATCACGCGCATACGCTGGGACGCACTGAACGATAAGGATCAGTCGGCGCTGATCACCGACATGAAGAACCCGGGGCAGAAGTACGGCAACGACGTGTGGTGCCACCTGCCCGACGAGGCATGGCGAATCCTGCAGTCGATGCCGCGGGTGGCTGACGAGGTGTTTCCGTACAACTCGAAGTCGATCTCAGCCTCGTTCACCCGGGCCTGCAACTTCCTGGAGCTGGACGATCTGCACTTTCACGACCTTCGCCACGATGGCGTCAGCCGGCTATTCGAAATGGGGTGGGATATCCCGAAGGTGGCCTCTGTTTCCGGTCACCGGGATTGGAACTCGATGAGGCGCTATACGCACTTGCGGGGGAATGGCGATCCATATAAAGGATGGGAATGGATCGAGAGGGTGATAACGGGCCCCGTGATCGAGGCCCAGAAGAGGATCACGAGACGCGTCTAAGACCGCGCCCCATGAGCTTGTCGTGCTCGGTCTTGGCCTTCTGGTGTTGCGCGTCAAGGTAGGCGGCTAGGTCGTTAAGGTGAACGCCACGGGCGGACTTTTGGCTGCTCTCCATGCAGACGAGCGGCAGGTTTATCTCGCCCCTGGCCACCTTGCCCTTCATTTTCTCTGGGGTCAGGTGGCTGAAATAGTCGAGGCACACACGCTCAAGCGGGATGATTGCCTGGCCGCCGTACTGGGCCATCAGCAGGAAATGGGTGTTCATGGATGATCTCCACGCCGCCGGTGGCGGCAGGTTGGTAGTCAGGCGCGATGTAGACGGATTAAGGCGCGGGCATGATCGAGGGAGGCTAGGTGTTCTTCCTCTGCGCCGATCTGCCCATTGGCGTCAGGGGTTGTCACGGTGACCAAGTGTTCAAGAGCTGCGACCAGCTCCTCTCGCTGTGCGCCCTCGGCTCGGCCGATATCCCAGAACTCCTGGCCCCAGTGACCGGCAGACGGTGAGTTGTTGTTCTGCTTGCCAGTGGCAAGGGCGCCGATGATGACGTCACAGACCGAGCGCTTGTAGACGTTATCGCCGTCAAGACTGAGGCCGCCTCGCCGGCGAAGCGTGTTGACCACCTCATCGACGTCCAGGCCGCTGTCCTTCAGGACGATATCCAGCTCCGGCTCGCCGGGCGTGTAGATCACCAAGGCTAGCTTGGCGCCTGGGTTAAGATTTTCGCTGATCATCACCAGCGCATCGTTGGCTACCTGGTGGAATCGGTTGGTTGCGGACATAGGAAATCCTCGCCCGCGCATGTCGGCGGGCTTGAGTAGTAGGGGGAGGGGTTAGTATTCGAAGTCGTATTCGGAGAAGCAGGGTGCGCATAGAGGGCGCTGGCCGCGCTGCGCCCAAGCCGAGGTCTTGAGTAGCCAGCGGCTTTTGTCGACGAACCGGCCACAGTCGCGGCAGTGTGTGTGATTGTCCTCTGCCTTGAGCTGAGCGAACTGGGCGATGCGCTGGCGCTCATCTTCGGCTAGCAGCTTCCGGAAGTGCTCCTGCTCTTCCTTCTCCGTCATGTGCGGGTAGATCTTGCTCATTTCCGTCATCGCGGCCCCCTGTAGATCAGGTAGGCCATGTACATCAGGGGCAGGATCATGGGCGTGCCTCCTTTCGTGATGCGATCACTGCGTCTGTGTGAATGTCCAGATCAAGGCCGTTGATCACAACGTTGTCGGGCGTCAGGCCGGCGAACAGGCCTCCGTTGTGAATGGTGTCTACGTCGGCCTGCCGGAGGACTCGGTAACGTTCGGCGTCCTTCCGCAGCGCCTTGATGGCAGTGGAGATGTTGTGATAGCCGAGCTCGATGGTGATGGCCTGGGCCTCGTCGAACAGCTTGACCTTCTGGTCTCGCTCCCCGGCAGCACATCTAGCCAGCTGCTTTGCCCGGAGCCTGAGGCAGCGCTTGCAGGTGACGTGTTGCCAGTCGCTTGCCAACTGCTCGTCTTGCATTTCGCCATAGGTACCGCACAGCACGTCCTCTGGAGGATCTTGATCGGCCTCGGTACCGCCATCCCACTCGTACATGTGAACGGCGCGCTTGCTCATGGCATCAGCTCCTTCGGCACCTGAACGATATCGCCAAGCTTTGCCTTGACGAGACTGCGACAGAAGGCGACCAGGGCGGTTGGGCCGTAGCACCAAAAGCCGCTATCTGCTGGGCCCGCACTGTAACGACACCGAGCATCTGCTAGATGAGCCTGGTAGTGGGCGCTAGCGTGATGCTTGTCGATAAGCGGCCCGCCCTGGGCCCAACTAGTAGAGGGCCGGTAGCCATATCCCAAGGCGGCACCGCGAACGGTACAGCTAGCAGGCTCGCCCTGTGGGCTGATGATGCAGGTGTGATCCTCGCTGTCTTGTGTGTAGCCCTCAGCCTTCGCCACTGCCCAGTCCAACGCCGCGCCTACCAGGTTGGATACCCTCACTTCGATCAGGTCGGTCATCGTTGCACCGCCTGCCAGAAAGGCCCTTTGTTGGTCACCAGCCCCTTCCGCTTCAGGCGTTGGCACGCCTTGCTGATCTCCTCGCGAGACTCTCGGATCGCGCCGCGCATGGCGTGGGCGGTTGAGCCTTCGATGCCAAGCAAGTGACCCAAAACTCGCTCGTCTGTCCCGCCGTCGAGCATCCCCTGGCCATACTTGGCCGCCACTGTTGCCACTGCCAGGCGCAGAGCGCTCATCCGGCCGCTGGGTTCGTCTGCATGCGACACCTCACTCTGTTTGAAGCCGACATACGGCACATGCGCTGTGGCGCGAGCGAGGTGGTGCAAGCAGCAGATGTCCATCCTGAGCTTTGCGATGATGAGCATCGTCTGCCGGTCGTCCTGCATCGGCAGCCATACCTCGCGGCCTGTCTCGGGGTCGTCGTAGTAGAAGGCGTCACTGCCGCGCCGGTACTCCAGATCGAAGCCCATGGCTTTGGCCGACAGCTTAATGATGTCGTCTTCTGTCACAGCTCATACCTCTCATCAATCCAGCGCCCAGGCGCCATAGCGGGTGTAGGTTCGGGTTGGGTTTCGTGCGGGGAGAGCTGGCGCTCGTTGCCGGCCTGGAGCTGGCTGTCGGGGATGCAGCTGATGCCGCCAGGACCGCCATCGAAGTACACGTAGCAGGTCATCCCGCGCTCGCTATCGTGAACCCGGGTCACGCCATTTTTTATGTTGGTGGATTTCTCGATCAGTACCGATTCGGTTGCGCTGGCGCCGGTGGCCAGCAGCGCGAGGAGGAGGGCGATACGGGTCATGGCTGCACCCGCTTGAACTCGACGACCCAGACCCAGGGGTTGGCGTCCCAGCTGTTCTCACCGTTGATCTTTTCCCAGAGGTTCGCGAACGCCCACCTGGCTCGATCAAGGCATTGATCCGGGTGTGTTGCGTCGCCAGCATGCCACCCTGGCGCTTGCTGAGGCTTCAGCGGGTGGAAAGTTTTGCCGCCGTCGATGCTTACCTTGCCGGGCCGCTCTTGCATGCCGAAGTCGGTGTACACCATGCCTTCGGCTTTGGCCTGGTCTTCGCTGATGTCCTGCAGCCGCTCGACACGAACATCGGTGACCTCAAGCAGGATTCGACTATCGCGCCGGCGCATGTGAATGCTCGGCTTCCACGGGCCGCCGTAGTCTGTCCGGTTGTCGCACTCGCGATAGACCACCCAGCTTTCGCCAGGCGCCTGAGCCACGCTGATCTGGGCCCAGGCTTCACGCAGCCAAAGGCGGTCACCAGCCTGGCCGTAGGGGCAGACAATCGGGTGCTCGGTACCCTGGTCATCCATGCAGCTCTCGTCGAAAGTGTGCATCGGCTGCCACGACCCGTCCGGCCGCTGATGGAGTTCGAACTGGGTGTCAGCGCTTCGCATGCGGGGCTTGATCTCTCGTCGCGTTACAGTCTTCCGGCCTGCGACGATGGCGCGGACCATCGGCCCGCTGAACAGGATCGGGCGTTCCTTTGCCTGACTCATGGCTTCACCTCGCGGCGTGCCCACCAGCACACCGGGCCGTCGTCGGTGTCGTGGATGGCCAGGCAGAACCAGCCGTCACCCTCAGGCTTGCTGGGCTCCCAGTAGCCGCAATGCGGCTCATCCGATGCGAAGTACCGGTCAGAAATCTCCTCCGGCGCGTCGGTCTCCAAGTGGAACATGACAAGCTGCAGGCCCTGCTGTGCGACCCAGACCTTGCACTTCTCGCCGTCGCCCTCGTCGAAATCGGGCAGATCGGGATGCTGGAACATTCCGTATTCGTCGCGCACGACCGGCGTCGGCTGGATCAACTTGATTTCTTCAGGCATACGGATTCCTTGGCCGCCATATCGCGGCAGTGAATAGAGGGGAGAGGGGTTACAGCTGAGGAGTATGGATGTTCTCTTTCTTGGCGATGACCTTCAGGCAGGTCTTGCAGGTGACTTCGGACTTGAACCTGGCCGACTCCCACTCCTCGCCGTCACGGTGGCCACGACCAACGCCGCAGGCTGAGAAGTGCTAGTGGTCGTTGCCGTCGTGGTCGTAGTCGATGTGGGCGGCCCAATGGATTTTCATGGCTGGCGCTCCAGGGCGGCGCGGGCTTGCCACAGGCCCCAGGCCCACTCGTTATTTGCGTCGCGATACTCGGCTTCTGGATGGTCGCCGTATCTTCTCAGGTCAGGGTGGAAGCGCTCTGCTTTGTCGATGACGGCTTTCTCAAACTCCGCCCGCTCTTCGATCTCAACCGGCGCGCTTGGCTCCACCATCCGCATGGCCTCAAGCACCCAGGCATGAGGCTCCCAGAACAGGGCGTCTTCTGGTGTGGTTGGCATGTAGCTGTGGCGGTGCGTGCTGCTGATTGCTGCTTCCCGTGCGATCAGAGTCAGGCGATCCCTTGCCGCATCGTCCATGCCCAACGACTGCCGGTGATACTTCGGCGCGCTCGGCTCTGCGCTGGCAGGAGCTGTGGAATCCAAATCCTTGGCCATATGTCGTAGCAGGCAGGCAACGTCATTGAGTGCATCAGGATTACCACTGCCCATCTGGATAGCGTTCAAAGCGGCATCGCACCAGTGCTTTGCGAGCCTTAAGGCATCGCGCAGCCGCTCAACCTCGACAGGATCGGCGTGGGTCCAGAGCTTGGCCCCGAGCCGTGGCATGCGCCCGGCAGCCCAAGCAATTTCATGCAGGCCCTCGCTGAACGCTACGACTTCGCCCACCGGAGTGTCCTGGTGCTGTTCGCCGAATGCCGCTACGGTAATCGGCCCTAGCCCAACAATCGGCAGCCCAGTAGCCGCCGCATCCCTCTCTGCCTCTTCTTTGGTCCACCAGAAGTCTGTACCAACCATCCACGCTATAGGCTCGGGGTGGGGCTGCGGGGCTGGCTGGGCTCGGGCATTCCATTTTTCGATGTGCGCCTGCTGGTCTTCGCGGAAACCCCAGCTGATCGGGCCGAGCACCGGGCAGCGGTGCATAAAACTGTAGATGTCTTCGCGGTGATGCTTCGTGATCTGCGGCTTCTCACCACAGAACGGGCATGGCATCAGGGCGCTGACCATCTCTGTGTTGCTGGATCGGTTTTCTGTGGGCATGGGGATACCTCAAGCTGAGCGTTCGAGTTGTTGTTGAAGACGCTGGCCGATCCAGCGCACCACGGGTACGGCCTTGCTGTTGCCGATCGCCTTGTAGCGGGGGCCGTCAGGGCAAAGGCCTCGCACGCGACCTCGATAGGGGATCAGGGTGTAGTCGTCGGGGAAGCCCTGAAGGCGCTCGCATTCGCGCGGCGTGAGTCGGCGGACCTGTGCGCCATAGTGAACCGCCTGGACCTCTGCTCTCGCCTCGAGCGTGTAGGCATGATCCAACTTCACGCCAACACCATCCGGGCCGCTGGCTGGATTCTCGCGCAGGGCTCCGGCCTGGATTGCGTGAGGGAGGCAAATCGCGATCTGTCCGCCTGCGTTCGGATGGCTTGAGCCGTGGCCCATGGCTCGCAACGTGGGCGCCAGTTCGCCAGCGTCTGCGCCGTGGTCCTTGCAGCTGAAGGCGATGCAGGGTAGACCCTGGCCTGGCTTGCCGCCGCCGGTTGATAGAGTGCCTACTACTTGGCCATCCCCACCCTCAAGACGGATCTCGCTACGGCTGTTTTCTGCAAAGGCCAGTAGTGCGTTCTCCTGGCCGCTGTTCCGCCCCAAGGCGAACGCCTGATCGGTAAGGGTGCAGGGGTCTTGCGTGCCATGAACCACCAACATGCCGCTCTCCGCGTCCTGTTGAGTTGCGCTTCCCGCTGCCTTGCCATTGGCCTGAAGCGTGCCGCTTACGATGAAGGCCTCGCTTTCGAAGTCCATCCTTCCGCTCGCGCTGGCGCATGCGTTGCGAGCGGGCGCTAAATCAATTGGGCCGGCGGTGTTGTTTCCGCCGAACACCGTCAGGCGTCCATCTGCAGCGTCGTTTTCGTCGACGCCTCCAGTGCTTGCTGTAATTGTTCCGGCAGCGTCTTGCCCCTGGCTTCGGCACGGCGGAGTATCCCGGCGCACGCCTTCGCGCTCAAAAAGTACTTCGAGTGGATCGAACCCTGCTCGAGCACTTGCGACAACGAACACACGGCGGCGTCGTTGGGCCAGGCCGAAATATTGGGCATCCAGAACCCGCCATGCGACTGTTCGCGTGGGTCCATACACACAACCAGCGTCCTTCCATTTGCCCCCTGGCGGTTGGAGTTCTTCGGATTCGCCCACCAGGGCGCCGAGGAAGCAGCCAAACGCGTTGCCTTTGTCGGATAGGACGCCGGGGACGTTTTCCCAGAGACAGGCGGCCTCGGGCTCGCCGCGCTTTGTTCGAACATGGTCAATTGCATCAAGCAGCTCCACGTATTTGATGGTTAGGGCGCCGCGGGGATCGGCCAGGCCTTCGCGCATACCGGCCACGCTGAAGGCCTGGCAGGGTGTGCCGCCGACCAGCACGTCGGGCGCGGGAATCTTGCCGGACAGCACCAGGGCCGCTAGGCGGGTCATATCTCCGTGGTTCGGCGTGTCAGGGTAGTAGTGGGCCAGCACAGCGCAAGGGAATGGCTCAATCTCGGCGTACCACTCGGCACGCCAGCCCAGCGGGTGCCAGGCTACGGTCGCAGCTTCAATGCCGCTGCAGACACTTCCGTAGGTGATGGGCATTGGTTATCTCCGCCGGGGAGGCGTTATCGTTGAATAGGGGAAGGCGCTGGCTACTGGCTCAGGGCCATGTTTTGCCGAAGGTGGCGATGTTTGACATAACGCCGGACCATTTCACAGGAAGGAACCTCATGAAAAGAACCGTCATTGGCGCAATTCTTGTAGCCATCACTGCGCTGTCGCTGAGCGGCTGCTGGGAAACCGAGGCTGACAAGAAAGCCAAAGAGCAACAGGAAGCGAGCGAAAATTTCTGGAACATCACCCCGCCTGATGAAAGTCAGGACAAGGGCTTCAAGCCCTGATTCACTGCTACCATTATCGCCGCCGATATAGGGCGGCGTTTTCGTGTAAGAGCTCGCTGGCAGCACCGGAGGGTCAGGCCCGTTCTGCGAGCAGGATCAGGCCGGTATCGTCCGGGTCTTCGCCGAGCTCCAGGCACGGAGCACGCAGCTCGCGGCTGAGCCTGAACTGGTCCAGCTTGCGCACCACAGAACTCGAAAGTTTGATTTCGTGGCGCGGCGCACTGAGGAAGTGGCGGGCCGCTTCAGGCCCTAATTCATGGATGCGGTGGATCAGCAGGGTCATGGCCTCGCCGTTTTCCTCGACTCGGGCCCATTCCTTGATCTCGGCCAGGGCCTGTTTAGTCCCTGGTCGAACCTTCAAACGCAGGTCTTCTTCCTGCAGGCGCTCGGCCTTCTCGCGTCGGCGCTTGTCGCGCTCTTGCGGCGTCATCGCCATACGGCACCTCTTTGAATCCGCTGGGCGGTAGGTTGAACTGCTCACGCCGCCTGTGCAGCTGGAGCGACCGGGTGATTCTTCGGTTCATCAGTTAATTCCATGTCGCAGTCGTGCCAGCCGGCGAGCCACCATGCGCTATCCGGTGTCATCTCGGAATGAGGTTGATGCGCTCGACACCGTCCGGCTGCTCGGGCTGTGCGTCCCTGATAGTAGGGGATTGGGTGTATCTGCTTAGGCTTGCGAGGATTCATGGGCCCCTCCTGCCTTGCGGGATGGAAAGTCAATGCCGAATTTATTTATGAGCCGGGTAACAGTGGTGTGCCCCGTTTTCAAGGACTGGCATACCTTGTTTCGCGTCAGGCCTTCATCGCGGAGCGCCTTGATTTTCTCGGCCATTTCGGCATCGCGTTCTTCATCGCCCGGCTTCGGCGTATGCTTTCCCGGCGTAGCTGGGACAAAGCTGAACCCGTTCCTCTTTGCCATATCCCACAACGAGCCTTGCGATATCCCAAGGACTTTCGACGCCTGGCTGCAGGTCATGGTGGCCGCAAACTTGGCGACCATATCTGCCTTAGCTTTTGCCCTTTCCTGGCGATTTCCTTTCTGCACAGGATCAGGTCCGCGGCGGCGCTTTGGGGTTGGCTCGGGGTGTTTACGTTGCGGAAGTGGGCGGTAGGTGAAGCCTTCCAGCACCACAAGCTCGCCGCCAGACGCGAAGAAGGCAGCCTTCGCTGCCTCCAGGTCAATTGATGGGTTCATGCTGCCTCCTTCATTCGCTCGCGCATCTCCTTCTCCAGATCGCTGAGCTCTTCCAGAAACGCCTTGATCTCTGACTCCATCTCTCGGATGCGCTTGAAGTCGCGCTCGAAGCGGTGGCACACGTATTGAAGCGGCTCAGGAAGGCGGTCGTCGTAGCTGACGAAGTCCGCCCAGGCCCTGCCTGTGCAGGCCATCTGGGCCAGCATCTGCCACTCGTACTGCGGGTCGTGGCGCTCAGACTGCATGGTGGCGATGTGGGTCGCAGTGTTTGGGCACTTGATCTCCAGCACACCATCGTCGCCAACCAGGCCGTCCGGTGACGCACCAAAGCCAGCAATTGTCGGGTGCATAACCAGGCCGGTTTCGACCACCATCAGGCCTTTATCGGCCTCGTAGGCCATGCAAGCAAATGGCTCAAGCTCGACGCCGCGCTGCACGGCAGGCTTGTTGGACAAGTCAGGTCCGCTTTGCTGGCCGGTGAGGCGCTCGCACAGCAGCTCCATCATGTAGTTCTTACGGGTCGCAGACGGCGCGCCTCCTCGGCCGCTCGCCATAACGTCCTTCACTCGACTGGCGGTCACGCACCCAAGGCGTGCCGCGAACCATTCAGTGCTACGCTGCTCCATCTAACACCTCCTCAGATTCGCCATCGATGGGTGCCGCTTCTGCCTTGATGGCGTCGGCGCGCTTGGTAACCTCAGCCTTGAAGCGAGCATGGCCGGTCGCATCCTTTGCCTGTTTCATGGCCGCAGTGCCCTGCTGGTAAACATCGGTCAGTGCTTCCAGGCTGCCGGCCTTCTGTGCCAGTGCGATCCAGTTGTTCACCATCTCGGGGTCGGTGGGTGCGGATCCGGCCACGCTGGCCAGGCCCTCACCGCCATCCGTGTTCAAGTGGTGAATGGCTTGCTCTAGGCGCTCAGTCTTCGGCCAGTACTTATAACCGCGCTTCACCACGGTCTTCTTAGCCATCTCGCCCGGGTCGGTGACCCACGGGCAGGATTTGTTCTTGCTGACCCAGGCCTTCCAGGCGCTCGATCTATCCCGGATGGCGTTCACATCCTCGATGCTCATGGTTTCGGTCAGGTAATCGCCGTCGGCGGTCTTGACCACCACGTAGACGCCGATCACCTCGCCGCGATCCTTGGCGAACGGATTGTAGGAATGGGTCGGCGGCTTGTCGAAGCCGTTCAGGCTGAAAGCGTCGGCGGCGTACACCAGTTCGGCCTGGGCCCAACGTATGGCGCCGGTCGACATGGCCAGGTCCATCAAGCCGATATAGCTGATGTCCAAGCATATTCGGCCGTCTCGCGGGACCAGGTACGCCTGCTTCTTGGCCGGGTTCAAGCTAATGCCGATGGCGGCGATGTTGGTGATCGCATTGGCCACCGACTGCCGGTTCTGCATGGCCACCTTGGTGGCGTACTCGCTCGAGGTGATCACTTGGATGGCGAATTCGGCCTCGCGCTCGAAGTTCAGCGAGCGGTCAGTCAGCACATTTGCGAACTGGTTCCGCTGCGCGTAAATGTCCTGCGAGATGATGGCTACTGCTTGGCTCATGGCAACCTCAGTAGGAAATGGCGATGTTCGGGATCTTGCGCTGGGCGATCAGGGTGATTGCCTGCTTGGCGCATTCCTCGGTCATGCCGCCGGCGACGAAGGCCTCCAGGGCGGCGCGGTTGATGCTGGCGCGGTGCGCCTTGTCGCGTTCGCGGGCTTCTTGCTGTCGGAGGATCTCGGCAGCAGCTGCATCGGCGCGGCGGCGCTCATCCTCGCGTGCGAGCTCAATGTCGCGCTCAGCCTGCAGCGCAGCGGCTTGGCGCTGCTGCTCTGCTCGCTGCTCGGCGGCAACGCGGTCGGCCTCAGCCTGAATCCTGGCGCGCTCTGCTTGCTCGGCCTGGAGCTTGAGCTGGAGGCGCTGGTTCTCGGCTTCGCGCTCCTGTGCAGCGGCCTGGTCAAGCAGTTCCTGCTCGCGGCGTGCCGCAGCTTCGCGCGCCGCCTGCTGTTCCTGGGCCACGCGCTGGCGCTCAGCCTCGACGGCGGCCTCTTGTGCCAGGCGGATGCGGTCTTGCTCGGCGCGCTCGTCTGCCTCGCGGCGCAGGCGGGCCAGTTCGGCCTGCTCGGCCTCGAATTGCTCGCGCTTCTGAAGCGCTGCCCGCAGGGTGGAAAGAACTTTGTCCTTGGCATTTGCCGCTTCTGCCTCGAATTCCTCCCAGTGGGCGCCAAGCTGCATGCCCTCGGCCTCGGCGATCAGGCCTTTGATGTTCAGCGAGGACAGTTCGCCCAAGTCGTCGGCCAATGTCTTTAGCCAGTTCAGACGGTCGTTGTGGCGATCAATGCGGGCGTCCTCGGCAGCCTCCCATTCGGTGAGCGGCCGGCGCGTCTCGTCCCGAAGCGCGTCCATTTTCGTCACGAAATCGCGCAGCTCAGCTTCGACTACCTTCGGCATTTCCTTAAGCCGGCGCAGATAGTCGCGGCCTGGCTTCTCGACGGCGGTCTTTGACTTGCTGACCTTGGCGGCCAGGCTGGCGATGCGCTCGCGGCCCTTACGGGTTTTTAGGTCAGGCACTTCGCCCTCTACCTCACCCTTTACCAGATCGATGAATTGCTGAAGGCCACCGGCAACGTAGAGAGCAGGGGCGTTCGCTTCGCTAATCTCCTCGATCTTCACGGCGAGCTGTTTTTCAGACATGCGTTTCTCCCGCGCCATCCATGCGGTGGGCGCTGATTAAGTGGTTACTGAGTGATGCCGCCGGCCAGAGCGCTCAGTAGGAGCCAGCCGGTGCAGAAGGTGAGGGCGAAGAAGCTGTCGCGCCAGGTGGCGATGCGGCGGGCACGCTGGTAGCTGGTCATGGCCGTGGCCTAACAGCGATTCGCCCTGACTTGATAGCCGCCACCAGCTTGGGTGGCAGGTGAGCGACAGGCAGGTCGCGCGGCAAACCGGCGCCGATGATGGCAAGACTGCGTTCGATCTGCTCGAGCTGTTCATCAATCAAGGATTTAACCGGTGCAGTGCTCATGCAGCCTCCTTGCGCCCATCAACGATCTTGTTGAGGCGCCCGCAGTAGTGGTTGAACTCTTCGATGGTGATGCGCTGGTCCGCCAGCATTTCGGTAAGCAGCTTGAGGACCATGGCTTGCCAAGACTTCGGGGTAGCTGGATCCGCCATGGCGTCTAGTTCCTCGTCGATAAGCACATGAGGGCTTCTCATTGCGCCTCCTCGGCTTGGGCCTGTACTCCTTGCTCAGCAAAAGGGGCGAGTAGCTCAGCAGCGATTTGTCGCAACGCTGCGTCAGGATCGACCACAGAAAGCAGCTTGTGCGTGCTCGCCTGAGCGTCTGAACCATTCCGTCGGTGACCGTCCAGCACCAGGTGCCCAAGTGCAGAGTTGCTGCGGCACTGCGCAAGCTGATCCATTGCGAACTCGTCTACGGCCAAAGCGAAGCGCTCGAAGGTCACGCCTTGCTGTGGGCGCATAGGGCGCTGGAATACGTAATCCGCGCCGCGCATCAGCTGGTCGATGCCTTCCTCGATCCAGTGGCGCTCTGCGCGCTCCTGGGGCGTTTCACTCACCTCAGGAGGCAACTGGTTGTCGTACTGCCATTGTGCTGCTCGAAGTGCTCCCATGGCGTCCTCCAGGTGGTGGGTTAGTCGGTGTATGCGATGTACTTGAAGCGGCCGTTGCCGAATTGCTCGAAGCGGCCGCCGAAGGTTCCACGAACCTCGCGCTCGACCTCTTCGCGGCTCATGTGCTGCGGATACACACCTTCCTTGATCATCGAAAAGTGGGTGTGAGGCACGAAGCGCCAATCGACCTTGCTTGGGTCAAGCGGTTGCGGCTCGGGCGGCTGCCACGGCTTTCTCTTGTAGGTCTCGGGTGGCGGCGGTGGGTCTTCCGCTTCCTCCCAGCCGCAGGCTTCGCAGTAACCCCGCGGTGTGGTGCAAGCGCCGCAGGGGGGAGATATGTGGCAGCTGCAATTCACCACCTTGTGCGATTCGATGACGCCCACACAGCCGTCACGGCCGCAGGTATCGCCCTCGCAATATCCGAGTTCGCTCATGTTCGTTTGCTCGATTGGCAGCCGCATTGGCCAGGCGTCAGGCGAAGGTGACCAAACCCACCGTGAAAGGTGGCCTGGCGCCTGCCAATGCGGTCGTATGTGAAGGGAAGGGGATGCGGGGTGTATCGGGAAGCGCATGGCCGGTAACGACATTTGATCCGGACGATTCCATGCGCTTTCCGATGTACCCCGCTAAAGGAACATCGGGCCTGCTATTGGCTCACTGCAGGCAGGTGATTGAGAGCCGCTGTTAGAGCAGCGGTTGCCTAGCTCGACGCTTGCAACATCGAACGTTTCCCGTTGCTGATACCCGCCGGGATTAGGGTTGGAGAACAGGCCGCCTATGGCAGGGCGACCTCACTGATCAGCTCAGTGCGCTCGGGTGTTCTGGATTCACCGCTTGCCCAGGACCGCCTTGGTGACGACCTTGGGGAATTTCTTGGTGCGAATCTCGTTCGCCTGCTTGTCGGTGAGCAGCCCCGCCAGATACAGCGTGGTGATGGAGGTGTTGATGTGGTCGAGGCGATTGGCCTCGTCGGCGTTCATTTCTGGGAACTGCTGCGCGAAGGGCCGCGCCGCCCAGCCTTGTTCGAATGTCTGTGGCATCGCGTTGCCCTCCAGGGCGGTTGATTTCCCGTCTGGCCCTGTCGCCAAGGCCAGCCAGTGAAATCTTTTCTCTCACAGGCCCGGTCGCTCACCCGGTATCGCGCTTCCTGCATCTGTCGAGGCATGCGCGCCGCTTGGATGCCGCGCTATTGCGGCACACCTGATCGCACCAGAGCCCTGCGGGGATGGTGGCCTGCTATGCCTGCAGGCTCGGCGGTCTTGGTTGTTAAAGAGCGGTCGGCTTGAGGGCCTCCCGAGGGGCTGTGTAGCGCCTCGGTGTTGAGCCAAGTAAACGCGATGTTTATAAACACGTCAACACCTTTTGTTTATTTTTGTTTATCGGGTGACCGGCCAGGCCAAATCGCAGGCACAAAAAAGCCCGCGCTAGGCGGGCTGTGCGGGGTTTCTGCGCTGCTACCAGAGCACAGATGACCAGAAGACTTTCCCCTTGATGATGATGTTCTGGTCGATCATCTCCTGCGCGGTGTATTCCTCGTCTGGGTGCTCGTCCCGGTTGAAGCTGCGCATGCGGATGCCGCCACCAGGTAGGCGATAAAGGGTTTTTACCCTGAGCTGGCCGTCGTGGTCGATGGCGTACATCTTGCCATCCACAACCGCGGTGCTGCCCTGATCAACGCCGACCGTGCTCTTGTCAGGCAGGACAGGCTCCATGCTGTTGCCGCTGACCGTAACGCACACGGCGTCATCCGGCTGCACGCCCTGCTTGCGAAGGGTCAGCTTGCCGAAGCGGAGCTTCTGCTTATGGGACTGCTCTACAACTGTCCGGCCGCTGCCAGCAGATAGCTCCACTTCCTTGAGGAACGGCACATAGACCTCATCGTCATCCAGTGGGGTGTCGTCATCCCATACGTCGAACGGCCCAAGCATGTATGCGTCTGCTGGCGGAGGAGTCGGCGCCAAGCTCATGCCTGATGGGTGCGGGTTGCCAGTAGCCAGCCAGTGCTGATCAACAAGCAAAGTCTCTGCCGCCTCATAGATTGCCCTGGCTGGCATCCCGCGCCTGAACCAGTTGTTCAAGACCTGCGGTGAAACACCGAGGGCGTCAGAAGCCTCCTTCGCTGTCAGGCCGCGATCCCGGATGAATTGTCGTAGGCGGTCGCCTGAATGTTGATTCGTCATAAACACAAAGTTTACCGGGCTTGCGTTGTTTATTAAATAAACGTATTGTTGAGATATGTTTATTCGCCTAGGGCGGACTGTTTATGGAAATCACACCTCTGGAGCGTGCAATTCACGCCGCCGGCTCGGGCAAAGCCCTGGCCGAGCTTCTGGGCGTTACGCCAATGGCTGTTTCCTATTGGAAAACCAGAGGCGTGCCAGCTCGCCAAGCACTCCCTATCGAGAAGGTCACCGGTGTTTCGCGGCATGAGCTGCGCCCCGATCTGTACCCGTCTGAAGCCGCTTAATCACTTTCAACCGCAAGGAGCAGTACCCGCATGTACGCAGACCAATCCCACAAGCGTGATACGCCTCGGAAGGTCCGTTTCAACAAAACCCTGGACCGCATCCTGGCCCGGGCAGCAGAGCGCGCAGAGATGCAGCACGCGACCTACCTCTACGAAATGATCGAGTGGGCCGTGGAAAACGGTGCGATTGAAGCGCTGAGCAAGGACGACAAGCAGTCTAGCGCGGCCTAGGGGCCCTATGGAGGTCACGTGCCCGAAATCGACTACGAGCACCTGAGTGATGGTGCGAAGAGAAAGATCAGTGCTTTTGCCTTGAAGAAGGGCTTGAGCATTGATCAGGCACTTGAGGCTATTGCCATCGAGTTCCTGGCAATGGGAGGGCCGGCAATGGTCGGTAGGCCCAAAGCGAAGCTGTACCAATTGGCCCCTAAAGAGGGCCTCAAAAGTGACACCTAAATCGCAGGCACAAAAAAGCCGGGGTGCGATCCCGGCTTCTCGTACTGCATTCGTAACGCTTGTGTGAGGTCATCATATATGCACCAGACCATCCAAAGCAATACCGTGGCTCTCGCGCCACAAAATGCGAACCACGATTTCGTGGCGCGCTCCCATTTCGAGTCGGCAGTAAGCGCCGCTCACCTGATCCGAGCACAGTACTCGCGCCAATCAAAACGACAGCTCGTCCGTGAATGCTTGCAGCACCTGCATGCGTTCCTGGCTGCTCCGCGCCCTGGAGCAGCCCATGAGTAATGTCATCTCTCTCAAATCAGCCGGGGGGTTTACCCGGATGGAAAACGACTTGATGGAGGCCCTGGCCACCGTCGACCTGCCTGCGCGTGAGCTTCGCGTGGTGATGGCGATCGCTCGTCAAACCATCGGATATCAGGTCGAGGCCAAGCGCCTTTCTGCTGACGAATTGGGCAAGCACACCAACATGCGCCGGGACGTCACCTCCAAGGCAATCAGCCATCTGCTTGAGCGTCGCATTATCTTCCGCGTGGGCGGTAGCCGTGGCGATATCGGTATTTCGCCGATCAACGAGTGGGTGTTCTACGAGGAGAAGAATACTGTTCTCACTGAGACCAAATCGTCTCACTCAGCCCAAATCGTCTCACTTTCTCCGAAGTTGAGTGAGACCAAAACGGCAACTTCCCATCTTTATACAAAGAAAGAACCCCTAGTAACTGTTCCTACGGAACAGATTACTGCCCCCCAGGGGGCTGAGCCCGCTCAGTCGGAAGCGAAGCTGGTTGTGTTCACTGGCGAAGATTTCGAAGTTGACGCCGCCCTGATCACCAAATGGGCAGAGGCCTATGCACCGATCGACGTGGAAGCGGAGATCAAGCGTGCGGCAGCGTGGGCCAGCGGCAGCAAGCCGAAGAAAGACTGGCGCCGCTTCCTGGTCAACTGGCTGGGCCGTGAGTTCAAGCGCAACCCGAATGGTGCCAGCGAGGCGGGCGTCCCGGTAGACAAGATCATCGACCTGTACCACAAGGTCTGCCCGAGCCTTCCCGCCGTGACCGTCGCTTCCGACCGTGTGCTGCGCAGCATGATCGCTGAACGCTGGAACGAATCTGCGGCTCACCAGAGCGGACAGGGGTTCTGGCTGGGGTTCTTCCAGAAGGCCAACAACCGCAACCAGGTGTTCTTCCGTGGTCAGAACGTCCAGCCGCGACTGGAGGCCTTGGTCAGCCGCGCAGTGTTCCGCGAGATTTCGGAGGCTGCGCAATGATCGAACTTCACAGCCTTGAGGCCGAGCATGGCGTGCTTGGAGCAATGCTCCGGCAGCCTCACCTGATCGATGTTATTTCCGATGAACTGGCTGCCGATGCATTCGCATGGGATGACAACGCCGATCTGTACCGCCTGATTCTGGAGCTTCACGCTGACGGCAACCCTGTTGACGTGATTACCCTTAGCGATCGTCGCGCAGAACTGCCCAGTGGAACCCGGACGCTGGCCTACGCCGGGGAGATACAGGCAAACACTCCGAGCGTGGCCAACGCCAAGCACTACGCACAGATCATCCGTGAGCGCGCCATCTGCCGTCAGCTTTCGGCTGCTGCGGAGCGCATCCACGAAGTGGCGCATGAGCAGGCTGCTATCGAGGACAAGATTTCCCTGGCCCAGTCCATCGTGCTTGGGCTGGATGCGTCCGGTAACGACGGTGAGTGCCAAATGATCGGCGACATCATGGCCGAGCACGTTGAGGTGCTGCAGGAGCGCCTGGATCGCTTCCAGAAGGGTGTCGTCATGGATGGGCTTGGAACTGGTATTCCAGACCTGGACAAGTTCACCCAGGGCTTGAAGTCAGGCCAGATGATCGTTGTTGCCGGGCGGCCCGCCATGGGCAAGACAACTCTAGCCATGAACGTAGCCGCCGACGTAGCCATCAACCAGAAGAAGCCAGTTCTGGTGGTCAGTTTGGAGATGACCAAGACACAGCTCACAGACCGCCTTTTGGCCGCTGTCGGCGGAATCCCTCTGCCGTCGCTGAAAACCGGGGAGTGCGCTGCTGACCATGGGCCTGAACTGGCTGCTGCAACGCTCAGACTGCGGGATGCACCTATCTGCGTTTCGGATGTTCCAGTCATGACCATTTCCCGAATTCGCGCTGTTGGTCGCCGCCAGGCGCACCGCTTTGGCGGGCTTGGCTTGATCGTCATTGATTACCTTGGCCTAGTTGAGGGCGAGGGCAAGGGGCGTACCGAGGATGTCACCGCCATGTCGCGCCAGATAAAGCTGCTGGCGCGTGAGCTGGATTGTCCGGTGATCGTTCTTTCCCAGCTCAATCGCGGATGCGAGAGCCGCCCTGACAAGCGTCCGGTGCTTAGCGACCTGCGCGAATCCGGGGCCATCGAGCAGGACGCCGACATCGTGATGTTCGTGTATCGCGATGAGGTGTACCACCCGAACACCCAGGACAAGGGCATCGGGGAAATCCTGATCCGCAAGAACCGCGACGGGGAGATCGGCACTGTGGCCACCGCATTCCAGGGTGACAGGTCCCGATTCATGCCTCTGGCCAGTCGCGCCAAGCAGGAAAATGTCGTGAAGGTGAACTTCTGATGAGAGAGCGCAGAGCGATCTACCACCACAACGGCTACCGCCTTCGTTCCTACACCGAGCTGCTCTGGGCTCGTGTGCTTGAGGCTGCCGAGATTTTCTACCTGTACGAGCCTGATTTGGTTCGGGTCGACGACGGGTATTACTTGCCTGATTTCTGGCTGCCGAATGTGGGCATCTACCTCGAGGTGAAGGGGAAAGATCCGACCGATATCGAGATCCAGAAGGCCGACGCTGTCATGGCGAGGACTGGCCGAGAGGTCGCGTTTCTAGTGGGCCGGCCTGAGTCGGACGATCAGGGCCTCATGAACTGCGGAATGCTGGTTCGGGGCGCCGCTGGTTGGTCCTACGGCATTTCTCCAAATGATCTCCATTGCCTGGTCAAGGACCATGTCGGCCACTCCATGTGGTCACGAATCAACCTTGCCGCCAAGGGCGACATCATGGATAGCGTCCGGCCTATTGGCGACATCCTTGAGGAGTTGTTCCTTGGCCTGGCCGACCGATCCGACATGGAGCAGTGCCTGCGCGAGACGCATGCGCCAGTGAATTCCGAGCGCATGGCTGCACTTCCAGCGCCGAGCGTTTGCGAGCGGGCCATCAAGTGGTTCCTGGATCGCCAGCAGTTCCGAGGTGCCGCATGAACCAGTTCGCCAAGTTGAACATCAAGCGCGCCGGGCAGCCGGCTGGGGAGGGGGTGTGAGCATGTCCGATCAAAAACTGCTGGAACTGGCGGCGAAGGCTGCTGGAATCCGCCCGGTGCTCTGCTACGAGTCGGCGCGCAACTGCCTGCGAATTGGAGACCGTAAATCCTACAGCCTTTGGCGCCCGCTCCAGGATGACGGTGACGCCCTGCGCCTTGCCGCTTACCAACACATGATGGTCGACCTTTCTCGGTTCGGCATAGCTGTCGAGCATACGGACGGTGTTGAGCCGTGCCGGGAGCCGGAAGACTATCGCCGCGCCATCGTCCGCGCCGCAGCCGAGATCGGCAAAGCCATGCAGGAGAAGCACTGATGGACACCAACAAGATGCGCGACATCAGCCGCGAGCAATTCGAGGCCTGGCACCGCAGCGTAGTCGAGGGCGAGCCGCCGCACGAGAAGTACAACAGTGGCGACTATCGAAACCAGCATGTGCAGAGGTACTGGCTCGGTTGGCAGGCCTCCCGCGAGGCCGTGGTGGTGGAGCTTCCGAGCCTGTCCAAGGGCAATCGCCCGTATAACCAAGGCATCTACGAGACCAAGTGCCGTATCGAGGCCCAGGGCTTGAAGGTGGCGCCATGACCATCGACCTTTTCAGGAAAGACCTGATTGTTGAAGTGCTGCACATGGGCGAGGGCGACGAGACCTTTATCACAGCAGTCAGCGGCCGTATCACCGTGGAGCGCCTTCAAGAGATCGAAAAGCAAATGGCTGACGGCGAGGGGTTCGATAAGGGCGCCGGATCGTACGTGTTCGACTGCGCTCACTTCCCAGGCCAGTACGGCGAGTTCGGCTATTGCGAACTGCCTCCGTGCTGGGAACTGACCCCGATCTGCTTCGTATCCCTTGAGCAACTGGTGCTTGAAACGGCCGGGGAGGACGATGATGACTGACTTCGTGATGCACAGCATGGCCGACGCCAACCGCTTGCTCGGCGTCCTGCAGGCACAGGACTTCACCAAACCCAAGAAGATCTTCATCAAAGATCAGGACCGCAGCGGCGACCAGAACAAGAAGCTCCACGCCTGCTTGAGCGACATCGCCAAGCAGGTGGAGCACGCCGGCAAGAAGTGGGACGTCCTCATCTGGAAGCGCCTCCTGACAGCCGCCTGGCTGCGTGAGAGCGGCGAACAGCCGCAACTGATACCAGCGATAGACGGGAACGGCTTCGACGTCGTGTACGAGCGCACCAGCCAGCTAAGCGTGAAGCAGTGCGCGAGCCTGCTGGAGTGGATTCAGGCATTCGGCGCCGAGCACCAGGTGCGGTGGAGCCAGAGGGATTTATGGGGAGGGCAGTACTCATGAGCCATCAATTCAAGCAGGGCGACCTGGCGCTGATCGTAGGCGCAAATTCACTGACCCAGAACATCGGCAAGGTCGTCGAGCTGAGCAGCTTAGTCAAGGAAGGCGATCTTTATGCGGGGCCCAATGGCGGACTATACCGGCATTCAGACGTCGACTGCTGGGTCGTCAGGGGCGAGGAGGTGGTCTTCCGTGCTGATGATGCAGTCTTCGCCGGATTTGGCCTGTGTGAACCTCGCCACTTGCGACCCATTGGCCGCGACCTGTCCCCCGAGCAGCAGAAAGCCAAGGAGGCCGAGCCATGCGCGTAGGTCAAGCCAAGCCGAAAAAATGCCGGGCTCCAGGCTGCGGCAAACCCTTCCACCCGACCATGACAACCCAGCGCGTATGCAGCCCAGCATGTGCCCTGGCCATGGCCAAAGACCCGAAGCTCCAGAAGGTCGCGGCCAAGGCCATCACCAAGCAGGCCCGGGAAGACCTCAAGGAGCGCCGGGAGAGGCTGAAGACGAAGGGGGAGCACCTACGGGAGGCCCAGCAGGCGTTCAACGCTTACATCCGCGAGCGGGACCGTTTGGCAGGGTATGTGTGCATCTCCAGCGGCCGGCCCCTGGACTGGAACGGCAACGCCGTAGATGCAGGGCACTATCGCAGCACAGGGGCCGCGCCGCACCTGCGCTTCGACGAGAACAACTGCCACGCACAAAGCAAACACGACAACCGCTACCTGTCCGGCAACGTGGCCGAGTACCGCCTGGGCTTGATCCAGCGCATTGGCCTGGCTGCCGTCGAAGCGCTCGAGGCCGACCAGGCGCCGCGCCGCTACACCATCGAAGACCTGCAGGCCATCAAGGCCCTGTACCGACAGAAGCTCCGCGAACTCAAGAGGGCAGCAGCATGAACCCAGCATGGGCATTTTTCATCCTGGCCACCCTGGTGGTGGTCTGTGGCGGGGCTCTGTCCTGGGCCGGCGCAGTACGCCGCAAGCGCTTCTACGAGCAAGTCATTGTGAACAAGAACAGCCGTGCCGAGGGAGATCGACCATGAAGTACCAAAGCGTGTTGGCAGCGGTGGTGCGCGCCCTGGCGGCTGAGACCATGAGCGGGGTAGGGGGAGGCGACTTCGAGCCGAAGGTCCAGGCCTCGAAGCTGAAGGGGGAGATCACCGGGAAGGATGCGGCAATGCTGGTCGATTGCTGGGTGCACGCCCGCCTGCACAGCAAGCTGATCCCACGGCACTGGAATGCGCTGACGGCCAGGTTCTCGACCCACAAGGCCAAGAAGGTGGATGCGATCGGCAAGCTGGTACCGCTGATCGCCACGCAGGCGCCGAACCTGTTCCGGTACAAGGCGGTCACCGCCTGGGCCATCCCGCCTGTGAGGGGCGTGCAGGCGCAGTCGGGGCATGAGGTCGCCAGCCGGGCGGCCCGGGAGCGCGCAGAGTTCGATTCGCTGCACGCTGGAGTGGTCCAGCACCTGGCGGGTGGCGAAATGCCCGAGGGCGCTGGCCAGGCGCGCCGCGAGCAGTACGTGAAGCGCTCCACCGACATGATCGTGCTGCCAGCCGAGTTCTACGACATCAACACCTGGGATGGGCAGGGTCTCAATCGCACCACCTACTGGCGCTGGAAGAAGGCGATCGAGAAGGTGCTGGATGAGATGGTCACTGAGGCCCTGGCCGCGGCCGGCAAGATTCTGGAGGACGAAGGCATTTTGATGGCAGATGCCGCTTGACACCCGTGCAACGATGCAACATTATTTGTCCATCCTGTCATTCCTGCGTGTGTTGAGGATTGCTTAGTGGCCGAAAAGGTAATTTTGCCGTTGGAAGACGAGTCCGAGGACATCGTCATGCGTTTAACGTCTGATGAGGCCACCGCTCTCTATCGTCTCCTCTCGAAAATGTCGCTTGAGGAAATGATGGAAAAGGGCCTTAGCAAGGATCAAGCGCTGGCTGTGACGAGGGTGATTGCCGTCACCTACTGAAACACCTGAAAACAACCCGGCCCAAAAAGCCGGGTTTTTTGTTGCCCGCAGAGGGCCTCAAGAGTCCCGGCCAAGTGCCGGGATTTATCTTTCAAGTGCAGGGACCCACTGCCAGTGTGGCCCGAAAGGGGTAACTGGACGCGGATAAGCCGGTAGTGCCGCGATGCAGAAAAACACCGGCAGCCCAAGATCCCGAACCTCACATGTTTTGCGGGTGGCTTGAGACAGGTTCGGCGAGACCGATGCAGAGGGGTGTCGGAGCCAATGAGTCTTGTGGCGGACATGTGGGGAAAGACCCACGCATATGCAGATGATCAGAGCCCGGCGGAGACGCGCAGGGGTAACAGTCAGCGTGGGGACTGGAGGGAAGCGCCACGACAGCGATCTGAAAGGTTCGCCATCTGCACCCATTCTGAAGTCAGGTCAGACCCTGGCATTCCAAACATGCACAGCGAGAGGTCGGGCATGGATTTTTTTCACCGCATGCTCGACAAATTGGACTGGGCTATTGCGGGTCTGTTGGGGGCCTTGGTCGCCACCCGCTGGCATAAGGACGATCTAACCGACCGCAAGTCATGGGTTCTATTCCTCCTTACCGGCATGGCCTGTGCCCACTACCTGACGGGCATGGTCAGCACCTACTTCGGCATTGTCGAGCCTCGCAGCGTTGCGGGGGTAGGATTTCTGCTTGGCACCTTCGGAGGCTCGCTGATAGCCGCCGTCACCCGCGCCATCAAGGCCGCTGATCTCTGGTCTGTCATCAGGTCCAAGTTCGGAGGGCCTAACGGATGATTCTCGAATACGTTAACGCCCTGGCTGCCGGCTTAATTGCGCTATGGGCAACCTGGGCAGTGCTCAGCGGGAAGGTGCGCGACGGAGTGATAGGCAAGATCCTGTACTCAATCATCGCCCTAAGCGGTTACGCCATCCTGGCTCGCTCCGATCGTATGTTTTTCACTCCAAACACAGCAGGCGTCACGATGCACGTCGCGCTAGCCCTGGCGGGTATCAGGCACATGATTGTCGTCATGTACTGGCCAAGGGTTAAGCGCTGGATCTGCCGGCGCCTGGACTGCGATCTATGCAAGCAATCTAAGTGATGCGCGCCACGAAATCATGAAGTGCCATTTTGTGGCGCGGAGTAAAAACCTGTGACCACATCAAAACCGCGAATTCAAGTGCCGTCTGGCGGAATCGTCACAACTGACAGCCTCCAGAACCTGGTAGCCAACATCGGCACCAACCGAGACAAGCGCACCCACAACACCTTCGGGTTCCAGTTCGTCACGCCTTACGAGCTCGAAGCGGCCTACCAGTCGAACTGGCTTGCCCGTCGCATCGTGGACAAACCGAACGAGGATGCCCTGCGCGAGTGGCGCCGCTTCAACGGTAAGGACGCAAGCAAGATCGCTGCCGAGGAGCGCCGACTGGGCGTGCAGCAGAAGTACCTCGATGCCTGCTGCTGGGCTGACCTGTACGGTGGCGCGGCAATGCTGATGATAACCGGCCAGGACCTTAGCAAGCCTCTCGACCTGAACAAGGTGAAGAAGGGCGGGCTCAAGAACATCGTCGTGTTCGACCGGTGGGATATCCAGCCCAGCCAGTTCAACTTCACCGACCCACTGGCACCCAACTGGATGCTGCCCGAGGTTTACACGGTGGTGAACGGTCAGCAGCCCATTCACTACTCGCACGTCATCCGCCGCACTGGCGCCCGACTGCCGCGTCGTATGGCTCAATTCGAACAGGGTTGGGGTGATAGCCGCCTGCGCCGCTGCATGGAGGATCTGCGCGACGTGGTGGCCACCAAAGGCGGCATTGCCTCCTTGGTGCTTGAAGCGAACGTGGACACCATCAGCGTCAAGGGCCTGCAAGGCGCCCTGGCCAGCGCCCAGTGTGACCAGATCACCGAGCGCTACCGCATGTTCGGCATGCTCAAGGGGATCATCAACCTTGGCCTGCTGGACAGCGACCACGAGACTTACGAGCGCAAGAGCGTGGCCTTCTCGGGCCTGAGTCAGATCATGGAGCAGTTCATGGTCTGGACTGCTGGTGCCGCCGAGATGCCGGTAACCGAGCTATGGGGGCAATCCGCTGCTGGGCTCAACTCCACCGGTGACGGCGACCTCAAGACTTACCACGGCACCATCAAAGGCAAGCAGGACGGTCAGATGCGCCGCGACCTGGAAAGGCTTGATGAGGTACTGATTCGGTCAGCCCTGGGGACCTACCCCGAGGACATCGAGTTCGAGTGGAACCCGCTCTACCAGAAGTCGAGCGTGGAAGAAGCCCAAGAGGATCTGGCAGACGCCCAGGCCGATGCGATCAACATCGAGAACCGCATAATCCGCCCAAGCCACGCCATGACCCGGGCACAGGCCAAAGGTCGATACGCCATCACCGACGAGCAGATCGCCGCCCAGGTGCAGCGAGAGAAGGATGAAGACAATGGCCTTGGCTCCGATGAAGACCTCGAAGCCTTCACCCTTGGAGGCCCTGACGGCGACGAACAAGGCGCTGCTGGCAAGAAAGCGCAAGCCGCGGGCGCCTGACCCGGTAAGGCCTAGCCAGGATGCTGAGAGCTTCTATCGGGGACAATTGAAGGCTCTGGTGCGCAACATGTCGCAGCAGCTGTATGCGGTGCTCAGGCCCGAACTGACTCGCTTGAAGCCTCAGTACACGGCAGACAGCGTGGCCACCCTGGATGGCTGGACTGACGACATCCTCGCCGTGATACGCCGGGTGTCATCGGTGTTCGCCACCAACCTGTTCGACCAGCAGGCGCGCCGAGTAGCCGCAGGCACCATCAGCCGTGCCGAGGCCGACAACGCCGAGGACTTCCGCAAGTCGGTCAATCGTGCCGTGGGCGTGGACTTCGAGCTGATCACCAAGCCCAAGGGCATGGTTGACTACCTCGAAGCCTCCACCGCCGAGAACGTTAACCTGATCAAGTCCATCCCGCAGGAGTACTTCCAGCGGGTGGAAACGATTGTGTTGGGCGGGATGAAGTCAGGGCTCGCGCCCACGGCCATCGCCAAGCAGATCCAGGAGCAGACCGGTGACAGTGCCAGGCGCGCCAAGTTGATCGCCCGTGACCAGGTATCGCAGCTGAACAGTGACCTGACCCGCCAGCGGCAGACTGCAGCCGGCATCGAGTTCTACCGCGTCGAGACGGCCAACGACCAGCGTGTCTCTGGTGACCCCAGTGGCAAGTACCCCAACGCCAAGATCAGCTGCTATGGCATCGCCAAGCAGGACATCGGCTATGGCCCTGGGGTGTACAAGGTCAGCGAAGGCGCCACCTGGCGCGGCGTTACCAATTTGCACCCAGGCAAGCATCACCCGCTCTGCCGGTGCGTAGGGATATCCCTGATCCCCGGCGTGAACTACTTCCCCGACAAGAACGGGTAGCACATGAAGAAAATGACCTTGGACGAGGCCTTCAAGCCTACGTCCCGAACCCGCACGCCTGAAGGTTACCTCTGCGTGAAGGGCATCGCGGCCCGCACGGGGGTGTACCAGTACGTTTCCACGGAGCTGGACCTGCCGGGCCCGGCCCGCATCGTCAACGTCTACAGGTCGCCCGAAGAGGTGTTCGCGCCTGAGTCGATGGCCTCCTACATCGACAAGGACGTGACCAACGATCACCCATCGGACCTGGTCAACTCGACCACCTTCCGGGAAGTGTCGGTAGGCCACGTTCGTGGCGTTGAGCGCGACGGTGACAACGTCGTGACCGAAAAGATCATCAAGGACCAGTCGGCAATCGATGCTCTCGAGTCTGGAAAGTCGCAGCTATCCCCCGGCTATGAAGCCGAGTACGTGGAGCGCGCGGGAGTGGCCCCAGACGGCACCCCATACGAGTTCGAGCAACGCAACATCGTGATCAACCACGTTGCAATCGTGGACGCAGGTCGCGGCGGCAATGTGGTTCGAATTTTTGACCATCTCACCCAACCGAAAGGTAACCCCCCAATGGCGACCCGGAAAGTCATCCTTGACTCCAAGAACAGCCGCTTTGTCATCCTCGACGAAGAGACAGCAACGGTAGTCGAAGACGCCGTGGCTCGCCTCCAGAAGACCGTCGACGAGGCCAACGAGCGCGCAGACAAGGCCGAAGCGGCCAAAGACGAAGCCGAAGAGAAGGCAGAAGAGGCGAAGAAATCGACCTCCGACGCTGCGATCGGCGAGCGCGTCAAGCTCACACTCGACACCATCGCCTCTGCCTCGAAGATCGTGAAGAACTTCGACGCCAAAGGCCTGGTTTCCCCGCTGGAGATCAAGCGCGCCGCCCTGGCACAGCTGAAGCCCATCCGCGACTGGGCAGGCAAGTCCGAGGCCTACATCACCGCCGCATTCGACTCCGCCGAGGAGGACGCGAAGGAAACCACCGATGAGGATGACGAGGACGACAAGAAGTCGACCAACGACAGCCTGCGCGGCCTGGCCAACGACCTGAAGAACCGTCCGAAACTCACCAGCGACGGTTCCGAGGCTTACAACAACTTCCTGAACGGGGTGACCAAGTAATGGCGACCGCAATCGACACCTTTGGCCAGTACGCTGGCAAGGCCTTCGAGGGTCAAGTCAACGACCTGTCGATGGCCGACATCACCTCCGGCGTGGCCGATGTTGCCATCCCGTTTGCCCGAGCCGTCGTGCAAGGCTCCGGTGACAAGCGCGATGCCCTCCCAGGCGCAGGCGCGGGCTTCTTCAAAGGCATCTCGATCCGCAAGACCGTGGGCGTCAGCTCCAGCTACGTCACCGGCTCCACTGCCAACCCTACCAACGGCAACGCAGTGGGCGGCTACCGCATCGGTGAGGAAGTCAGCCGCGTATCGCACGGCCGCATCTGGGTCCGCACCGTTGACGGCGCTACCGTCGGTGCCCAGGTGTACGCCAAGCCCACAACGGGCGAACTGACCAACGCCGCCACCGCAGGCAACCATCTGCTGCAAGGCTGCACCTTCCTGACCGCTGCTGCGGCCGGCGAGCTGGCTCTGATGCAAGTCAAGGCCCTCAACCCAACCACCATTGCCGCCTAAGGAGCGCTCACATGAGAACAATGGACGCTGCGGCCCAGGCGCAACTGGGCTTCCTGGTCGGTAACCTGACCTACATCGAGCAGGAGGTTCTGCGTCAGCCGTACCCGGAGATCAAGTATCCCCGCGTGCTGGCCGTGGATACCTCCGCTCCAGACTACATCGAGTCGATCGGTTTCAAGGTGCTGGACTACAAAGGTGAGCCGGCGCCTATTGGCGACCTGTCGCACGACTTCCCGCTGGCTGAAATCGCCTCGAAGATCGGCGGTGTTGACGTTGTCCAGGCTGGCCTGGGCTACACCTACACCCAGATCGAGGTCGGCAAGGCCATGGAAATGGCTAACGCCCAAGGCTTCGGCGGCGCGATCAACTACCTCGCCGAGAAGCCAATCGCGACCCGAACCCTGACCGAGCAGTGGCTGGACCGTGTTGCCTTCATCGGTGATACGCGCTGGCCTTCGCTCGCTACTGGCGGCTTGGTCAAGTACCCAGGCGTCCCTGTGTTGGCCACTGGCACCCTGCTGGGCGGTGCGAACAAGACTTTTGCCCAGATCCTGGCTCAGGCGCCTGACACCGCCGCCAGCGAGATGCTGACCCTGCTGAACAACCTGATCCTTCAGGTTTACCAGGTGCAGACCAACAGCATCTTCCGCCCAACGCACATCCTGCTGCCGCTCAAGCAATACGGCCAGCTGACCACCTTCCGCATCCCGAACACTGCGGAAACGTTGATCAGCTACCTGGAACGCGTGCTCAACGTTACCTTCGAGCCAATCCTGCAACTGGCCGGCGCCGGTGCTGGCGGCACTGACCGGATGATGGCGTACACCAAGAACGCCCAGTTCGCGAAGTTCCACCTGCCGATGCCTTTCCAGTTGAATGCGCCGATCCCGTCTCACGGCGGCCTTCGCTTCGAAGCTGCTGGCGTTGTCCGCACTGCCGGTACCGAGCTCCGGGTTCCTCTGTCCCACGCCTACGTTGACGGCATCTAAGGGGGTCACCATGTCTTCGAAGAAGATCTACACCAACGTCAGTGCCAATCCTGTCGTCCTCTCGGACGGCAGTTCGGTGCAGCCGGGCGAGCAGACCACCGAAGATCAGTTCGAACTGGCTAAGAACTCGTTCTGGGCAGAGCACGGCCTGCTGGTGGCTGGTGCCCCTGAGCAGCCTGACGACACCAATGGCGACCTGCAGGCGCTGACCGACGAGAACACCCAGCTCAAAGCTGACTTGTTCGCAGCCCAGGCCAAGCTGGCCGAACTGGAAGCCTCCGCCAAGGGCCATCCAGAGCAGGTCAAGTCGCTGGAAGATCGACTCACCCAGGAAGCGGCCCGTGCCAGCAAGCTGGAGAACGATCTGAAAGAAGCCCAGGCCAAGCTGGCCGGCAAGAAGTAACCCAGTGTCACGGCCCCTAATTGGGGCCTATGACTGGAGATCCCGATGGCTTCCATCACGAACATCAGCTCGCATCGCATCGACCTGGCCGACCTCTCGTTGGAGCCTGGCGAAGCAATCGAGCACTTCGACGACCGAGAGGCCGAGCGCCTGAAGTCGACGAATTACTACCGGGCTGGCTGGATCAAGGTTGGCCCGTCGCCCGAGCCCGAACAGGAAGAGCAGACCGATGACTGAAGAACAGCAGATCCTCCTGATGCTCAAGGGCTTGCTGGCAGAAATGACCAGCGATGAAAAGGCTCGGTATGACAAGGCCTACGCCGAGATCAAGGCCATCATCGACAACGGCAACCCGGAGCGCATGGCGCTGATCATTCACGGCGCCGAATTGAACGCCGAGTGAGGCCCTGTCATGGCTGAGATCAACTACCCGATCACGCCCGAGATGGTCGCCGAGTTTCGCGAGTTCTACGAAGAGTTCGCCGACCCCGCCAAGTGGTCCGACGCCAAGATCACCAAGGCGTTGAACATCGCCAAGGGCGAATTCGGCACTTGTGGCAACTGGGGCCTGTACAAGCCCTATTCGTTCCTGCAGCGCGGCTGGTTTGCCCTGGCAGCTCATTACCTGACCTGGAATGCGGCGACCACTGCCGCGACCGGAGCCGACGGCAGCGCGACTACTCCATACGCCGTATCAAGCAAGAGCGTGCGCGATGAGTCGGTGTCCTACGCCGTCCCAGCCGCGAACGCCTCACTGACGGCATGGGAGGCGGCCATGGCGCTCACTCCCTACGGCCTCGAATACCTGCACCTGCGGCAGCGGGCTGGAATGGGAGCGATCTGCGTATGATCAAGTTCTTCAGCAGCTTAATCGACCGACAGAAAGTCAGGCATGCGCTCAAGGGCATTGAGGAGCGAATGCAGAAGGACGGTCTAGTGTTGGTGGGTGTACCCAAGGGCGCAGGTAATTACGAAGACGGCTTGACCATCGCCACCATTGCCGCCGTTAACAACTTCGGCTCCGCAGATGGCCACATCCCGGCGCGACCCTTCCTGGCTCCGGCGGTGGAAAATGGTGCCCCGGAGTATCGCCGGCTCGTTGAGGTGATGCTGCCGAAGGTGATGTCCGGCGAAGTGGAAATGCAGACCCTATTGGCTCAGATGGGTCAGCTGGCCGAGGGGCATGTGAAGCAGCAGATCACCGAGCTTCGCACTCCACCTAACGCCCAGTCGACCATCGACAAGAAGGGGTCCGACAACCCGCTTATCGATACTGGCGCGCTTCGCCAGTCGATCCGCTACGTCCTAGACGACGGGGCGGAGCCTATCGAGGAGGGCATCTGATGGGCCTGAACATGCGCGGCCACGTCAGCGGCCCCTTCGTGTCGCATCGCGGCGTTCAGCGGATGCGCTACAGCAGCGAGATCATCGACTTCGAGCCGAAGATGACCATGACTCTGCTGGACACATTCGACGCCAACGTCCAGCCGGCCAGCGACAAGGAGATCGAGTTCCTCCAGATCGGCGCCGAGCGGATCAACGATATCCGGGTGATCCACCGCAACGACGGCAAGGGTGTCGAGGTATCCACGCCCGGAAACCTGGCCGACATCCTGGTTTTCGCCGAGACGCCAGACAGGCCCGCCACCTGGTGGAAGGCCATGGCCACCGACTACCGGCCCTGGCACAACTTCTGCCGGGCGGTGATCGCCAAGCTGGACCCGGCTGAGGTCGAGAAGCTGCAGGGGTACGTCAATGGTTGACACAGTCGCCCTCACGAAGGTCGTGTGCCAGATCGTGGTCGCCGCCACTGGCTTGCCGGCCAACAAGGTGATCGTCGGCGATCCCGGCACCTCGGCCCCTACCGGCACCTACGCGGCGGTGCGCATCGACAGCCCGGCCCAGTTCGGACAGGCGCTGAAGACGCAGCGTTCCGCCCCAGCTACCGATGACCCCCGCTACGAGGACATCATCGAGCGCGTGGCCACCCAGTTCACGATCGGGTTCAGTATCAATATCTACCGCGGCGGCGCCATGGGCATGGCCATGTCCCTGTGCGAGGCGAACAAGCGCGAGCCCATCAAGAACATCTTGCGCAAGGCGAAGCTGGGCTGGTCCCGCATATCCACCCCCAACAACCTGACGGGCCTCTATCAAGCGGCAATGGAAGAGCGCTCGCAAACAACCCTGTACCTCTACGGCGAATCCGTAGCAGAAGACCGAATCAATCGGATCTACCGCGTCGGCTTCGAGGTTCAAAACGAACAATCTGGCGCCATCGCGCAAGGGGAAGTAAATGCCTTATCCGGCTGAGAACATCATCAACATTGTCACGAACATCCGTGCGGCCGGCCTGGGCACTGCCAACTTTGGCGCAGGCATGGTCTTCGCGGACTTCGACTCATCGACCGATGCCACCTTTGCCGGGGGCACCTACCGTGACTACGGCGGCGCTGCCGCGCTTGCCGAAGACTTTGACATCACGTCCGACGTCTACAAGGCGGCACTAGCCTGGTTCTCGGCTGTACCCAAGCCTAAATCCCTGCGTGTGTACCTGCGCCAGGAGGACGATAGCCCCATCGAATCCCTGAACGATGCAATCAACAAACGAATCTGGTTCTACTGGTTCGAGTTCGAAACCACCATTCGAGCCAATGCCGCCGATGTGCTGGCCATGCAGGTCGCTGCCGACGCCGCTGGCAAGTTCTGGGGATACACCACGAACGATGCGGCCGTGCGCGACCCCGCTGTCACCAACGATATTGTCAGTCAGGCCAAGGCCCAAGGCTCGCGGCGCATGTTCCTCCTCAGTCACGCCAGCGCACCATATGCCGGTTTCGAGCTGGCCGCTGTGTTCAGCCGGGTCAACTTCAACGCTGCAAACTCGACCATCACCGGCGAGTTCAAGAAGCTGCCTGGTATTGTGGCTGAGGACCTTCCGCTGACCTCCTACAGCGCCATGCGCCAGAAAGGCGCTGTGTTCTATACCACCGTTGAAACCGGCGGGCAGGAAGACGCTGGCCGGGTGATTAACTCGAAGACCACTTCGAGCTTCGGTGAGTACATCGACGACGTGTTCAACCTAGACGGCTTCGTGAACACCCTGCGCGTGAATCTGTACAACGCCCTCACCAACGTGCCGACCAAGCTAGCCCAGACCCCTGAAGGGCAGCAGGTACTTATTGACGCAGCAGCCCAGGTTGGCCAGCGCTTCATCGATAACGGCTACCTCGGCGCACGCCAGTACACCAGCCCTGAGACGGGTGACGAGGTGCTGAGCGATGGATACGAGATCCTCAGCAAGGCTGAAGACATCCTCGGCTTGACTGACGCCGAGCGCGCCGAGCGTCTGGCCGCACCAATCATCATGCGCCTGTTCCGTGCCGGCGCCATCCACGCCGTAGACGTAACCGTCAACGTCGACTGAGGAGATCCCGGAATATGTCGCTCAACAACATGTCAGTCGAGAACACGATTCTCGTAATCACCGGGATCGGCGTTATCAACGACTGGGGCCGCACCGACCCGCCATTCACCATCGAATGGATCGATGAGAACGGCAATCTCTTAAGAGGTTTGGGCGGAAACGCAACTGCGTTCTATCGCAAAAACCCAGGTTTACGTGTAACCGTGAACTTGCAGCCTGGCAGCCCCCAGGCTACCGCACTGCAGGCAATGCTTAATGCAAAGACTGAGGTGGCTGGTTCGTACGCGTCCATCGCCGGCTTGGAGGGCGCTGTGTTCTCCGAAGGCATCTTCACCCGCGGCAAGTCCATGGCCCGTGGCGGCCCAGGCCTGAACGACGGCACCTTCATCATGGAATTCAACAAGGCGAAAGTGGTATGACCCAGGCTCAGGACTTCATCCGTAAAATTGAGCATGACGGGGTGATCTACACCTTCGGCATGCCCAGTGCCGAGAAGCAGCGCGCCGTGCTGTTCCGTTTGGGTAAGTACGGTGTCGAGCCGCTGATTCGCGGCCTGGCCCAGGCCGAACTGGGCGCTGCATCGTCCGTCGCCATTGCTGGCCAGATCGTCGGCGTCATGCTCTCGCGCATTCCCGAGGATGACTTCAACTTCATCTGCGACACGATGCTGGGGCAGATGCACAAGAACGGCGAGTTGCAGACGATCAACGCATTCTCCGGGCGCCTGAAGACGTACTTCACCCTGGTGGTGCTGGCCCTCGGTAACGTCTTCGAGGATTTTACCGGACTCCTGACCCTCTTCCAGAGCTCTACCGGTTCAGCCGAGGAGCCAGAGGCGAGTCAGGAGAGCGCATCAACCCAGCCATCGACTGGGACCTCTGGCGACCCTGCGTAGGGATTCCAGGAATTTGCCCTCCGCTCTGCACCTACAAAGACCTCACTGACGGCACCTACTCGCTGGGCTGGGTCAAGCGCGCCAACCTGGCAATGGATGAAATGCTGTACGTGCGGCAGCTGCACGATGAGAATCGGGGAGCAAACCAGTGAAAGTACTTGAAAGCTTCCTGATTGCCCTGGGCATCAAGGTCGATGAAAAGTCGTTCCAGAAAGCCGATGCTGCGTTCGGCGGGCTCACCAAGTCCGCGCTTCAGTTCGGCGCCGTCCTGGCCAGCAAGTTGGCGATCGACAAGGTCGTTGGCGACTTCCAGCGGGCCGGCACCGAACTCAACAACTTCAACAGACTGACCGGGCTGAGCACGCAGAATGTGCAGGCCCTAAGTCAGGCGCTAGTAGCTCAGGGTGGCAGCGCCCAGGACGCCTTCTCCGCGATGCAGAAGGTTCAGGACCTGATGGCTTCCCCCATAACCGGCAATGTCGGATGGTTCGGCGATGTGGCCAAGCTAGGGCTCGACCCAGGCGCGATAATCGGCGCTCAAGACACCGCAGAGGCCCTGGCCAACATCGCGGGCTCGTTTGAGAAGATGACGCCCCTTAACCAGCGCCTCGCTGGCCAGGCCCTGGGGTTCGACGAGAACACTATTCGCCTGCTCATGAAAGGTCGCGACGAGGTCGAGCGTCAGCTGGATTCACGGAGCAAGCTGGGCATCATGACCCAGAAGCAGGTGGAGGACGCCGCCAGGCTCACCAAGGCCAGCGCAGAGCTGAACCTAGTCTTCACCGATATGGGCAACACGATCGCCGGCGAGCTGGTGCCAGCCTTCGCCGAGATGGCGGAAGATTTCACCACCTTCTACCGCGACAACAAGGATCTGGTGGATTCAGGTCTTGAGGCCTTCTTCGGCACCCTGGCGAAGAACGTCGAGCTGGTTTCGGCAGCCCTGATCTTGATGGGTGGCGCCAGCGCACTGAAGGGTCTAGCAGCGCTTCGGGCGCTGGTCGGCCTTGGCGGGGTTGCAGGTGCTGCAGGAGCGGCTGCTGGTGGCTCGGCAGCAGTTTCAGCTGGTGCCTCGGGTCTAGCTATCGCCGGTGGCAGCGCAGCAGCACTCCTGTACTCCTCCAGCCTGAACGAGGGGGAAGACAAGGAGCTTATCAACAACCGGATTCGCCGCGGTCAATCCGAGGCCGCAGCCGCGACCATAGACTTCTTCCGCGAAAAGGGTTGGTCAGAAGACCAGGCCAAGGGCATAGCGGCCAACCTTGAGCAGGAAAGCAATTTTCAGCCTGACGCAGTCGGTGACGGCGGCAACGCCTACGGCATGGCCCAATGGCACCCCGACCGGCAAGCCAACTTCGCCAAATTCTCTGGCAAGGACATTCGCCAATCAACCGCGCAGGAGCAGCTGGAGTTCATTCACTACGAACTCACGCGCGGGGCTGAGAAATCGGCAGGTGAGCGTCTGAAGATGGCCACCAGCGCCCCGGAAGCGGCCGGTATCGTGTCCCAGTACTACGAGCGACCAGCTGATACCAATGGCGAGATAACCCGCCGCGCGGCCATTGCCGAGTCCTACGGCGGATCGCCTGAAACCAAGCCAGTAGCCGCGCCTGAGCTCGATCTCAGTAAGCCGGAAGAGTGGAAGAAAATCCAGGGCGAGCTGAGCAAGTCCGCGAACAACGGACCAAGTCTCATAGAGCAGCTGGAGTCATGGGCCAAGTCCCAGCGCAAGGCTCCGGAGCAGTACAGCGCCACCGACGTTGTGACGCCAGCAGTTGCTCCAACCGCTGTAAAGGACGCGCCAGCACGGCCCGCTCAGCAGGTCCAGAACGTGGATAACCGTCAGTTCCATATTCATGGGGCAGATACTGGCAAGGTCGAGCAGCTCTGGAACGAAAAGCTCAGCACCTTGATTGAGCACACCACCCAAGACTTCAGGAGCTCCGAAAAATGAGCATCGTTGATGGGGTCATGAGCATCTTTTCGAAGACGCTACCCATGCTTGGCCCTATCGAGTTCGACGCGAAGCTCGAGGGAGCCACCAGCAAGGCAGTACAGCTTACTGAGTTCCCCGTGGAGTTCGGCAGCAATGGTAATGACCACGCTCGACTGCTACCAAATCGCTACCTGCTAACCGGCGCCGTGTCCAATACCCCATTAGGCATAGGCCTTGATGACCTCGGGATGATGGGCGTTGGCGCTATCTCTAGCGCCATAGGCGGTGTGGCTGGCGCAGCGATATCGACAGTTTCCGCATACCTTCTCTCGGGTAGCGAGGAAACTCGAGCAGCGACAGCATGGGCGTCCTTGACTGCCTTGCTCGAATCTCGTTCGCGATTCGATCTGGTGACCGAATACGAAACCATGAAGGACATGGTCCTCATTCGGCTGGACCAGCGCACCAAGCCCGATGATGAAGATGGGCTGGTCTTCGTAGCTGAACTGCAGCAAGCCAGGATTGTGAGCTCGCAAGTGACCAGAGGGGTTACCTCTGCAGAGCAGCTTCTGCAACAGGACCCGGTGGCCACCCAAGGCGCGCCGATGGTTACCTCGGGATATGCCTCGGTCGAGGTGCTGCAATGAGCCGCTACAAAGTCCAGGTACAGGCGCTGCCAGCTCAAACATTCACCGCCCAGCTTGGGGTGAACACCCTAACCATCGAGCTGCAATGGGCCGTTCGGCTGCAGGTTTTCCAAGTGAATATCCGAGCGGCATCGGGCGCTCTGCTCACAGCTGGTCGCTATCTGCTGCCAGGCGTGGATCTTCTGGCCGGACTCTACCCGCCATCAAAGGTCGCATACGGATCGCTGACGCTGGAAGGCGCCCAGCCGACACCGGACAACCTCGGAAAAGACAACCTCTTGGTGTGGTCGGATGAGTGAAGAAATCTATTTACGCCGATATCGCCTCAAGCTTGGGCGAGACTCGGGCGGCCGCGTCTACGAGATGAACCCTGACGGAGACGGCCTACGGATCACGTTCCAGATCATTCACTTCGCCGGCAACGCCTTCAGCGTGGCCGAGATCACGATCTACAACACGTCTGCCTACTCCACGCGGCAGATGCTGGGTGACGGTATAGCCAAGAAATACGAGTTCATCTCACTTGAGGCCGGGTATGCCAATACCTTCGGCAGCGTGTTCCTGGGCCAGATCACAAACGTCCAGAAGGTTATGGAGGACGGCGGCTCAACGAGGGGCGTGAAGTTCTTCTGTCGCTCCCAGGCAAAGGAGCGGGACGAACGGATCATCAACCTGACCCTCTCTCCAGAAACTGACCCTGTGCAGATCATCGAGGAATGCGCGCAACGCTTTGGCGGCGAGATCCAGTTCTTCGGCGATTTCGCAGACCTCAAGCGCAGGTCAGGCGGCACCGTGCTTCAGGGTAGTCCTGTGGCGTGCATGAACGAACTGGCCAGCACCTGGGAGTTCGACTGGATGATCGAAAACGGCGCCACCAAGATCATCAAGAAGGGCTTCGCTATGCCCAACGAGATTTTCGTTATTAACGCCGCTAGCGGAATGATTGGCTCTCCAGTGGTGACCGATACCGAGGTCGGCATACGGTGCAAGCTCAACCCCAAGCTAAAGCTTGGCAACACGATAAAGCTCGAATCCATGGCTCCGCAGTTTGAATTCTCTGGGGCGTTTTTCTACGAGGTCCCGCGCACCATCGGCGAGGGATTCTACCGAATCAACTCCCTTGCCATCCTTGGTGACTCCCACGGCGATGAGTGGGAAACCCAGATCAGCTGCTTGCGGCTGGACACCATGGCGCAGGCCGGCATATCCGAAAGGGCTACCCGATGATCGATCCCTTAGCATCCCGTACGCGGGAACAGTTCGCGAAGATGCTGCGCGAGATCTTCGGCGAGTACCTAAAGGACAACGTGCGAACCAGTGTCCCTGGGCACGTCCTGAGCTTCAATCCGGCCAATCAGCTGGCAGAGGTACAGATCGGGCTGATGATCGAGGATAGGCAAGGAAACGCCGAGGCACGCCGCCCCATCGTTCGGGTGCCGGTCCAGTTTTGGGGAGCCTCTGGCGGCACGCTTGAGTGCCGAGTTTCCCAGGGCACCGAGGGCTCCATCATGTTTTCGCAAGAGTGCATTGATTCCTGGGTTGACCAAGGTGGCGTTGCAGCCAAGTCGGAGCCGCGCCGCTTCTCGATCAACGACGCCTATTTCATCCCCGGTGTACGGTCGGTGCCCGGCGCCATCAGCAGCTTTGCCAATGACGGCATTCGCCTGCGCAGCGTGGATGGAGTCACCTATGCCTGGCTGAAAGACGACAAAACCGTGGATATGAGCAACGGGGCCGGATTCATCACCATCGAGCCTGGCGGCACTGTGAATATCAATGGCGTGAAGATCACCCCGGACAGCCTAGTCACCACGCCGAACGACGTATTTGCTGGCCCGATCAGCCTGAAGCTACACAAGCACTCTGGCGTTCAGCCCGGTACAGGAACCAGCGGGGTATCCGTTCCATGACCGTGCGCAAGCTAGACGCTAATGGCGACCTAGCCATGGGTCAGGAGAAGTTACTGACCGGCTACAGCGCCGAGGAGGTAGCGCAAAACGTGCGCACCCGCCTCAAATTCTTTCTGGGTGAATGGTTCCTCGACACCACAGACGGCACCGACTGGTTCGGCGGCGTCCTGGGCAAAGGCTCGCGTCTGGCTACACGCGAATCGATCATCCGGCGCCGCATCCTGCTCACTCCGGGCTGCGTGGGCATGACCGCGTTCAGCGTCACGTCTGACGCAGTGACCCGGCAACTGACTGTGACCGCAACCATCATCAGCGCCTCGGGCGAGAGTGCAGACATCAACTTTGTACAGGCAATCGTCTAATGGCAAAAATCACCGATCAGGGCATCACCGGGTCATCGCTGAACGACTACCTGGCCGACCTCAAGAATCGCACGCTCGCTATCGACCCTGACTGGAACCTCGACCCAGATGCCCCTGATGGGCAGAAGCTGGGCATCGATGCCGAGATGCTGGCCAACTTGGACGAAGGAATCGTCGCCGCCTACCGGGCGAAAGACCCAGATAGCGCCACCGGCGAGGCTTTGCGCAACATCGGCAAGATTTCGGGTGTTGCTATCCGGGATGCCACCTACTCGGTGGCGCCGGTCACTATCACCGGCACGGCTGGCCTTGTCCTTCCCGCGAACTCTCAGATCCGCAGCAGGATCGACAATACGCTATGGCTGACCACCGCCGCCATCGTCGTGGGGGTTTCGCAGACCGCAGGCGGGTTTGCCACCTGTGTCACACCCGGGCGGGTGCTGGCTGCGGCCGGTGAACTGACGGTGATCGGCACGCCTTACCCTGGCTGGGCGTCCGTCACCAATGCCGCAGCTGCACCGGGCGAGGATGCTGAATCGGACGTGGATTTCCGCGCACGCCGGAACAAGTCCGTGTCGCTGCCTGGAAGCAACATGAAGGACAACATGCAGGCGGCCGTGGCCAACGTCGCCGGCGTCACGGACGTCCGCATTCTGGAGAACTCCAGCGACGATCCGGTGGATCCTGATGGCATCCCCTACACGGCCATTGCCCTGATTGTGAATGGCGGTTCAGACCAGGACATCGGCCTGGCAATGTACTCCAAGTACAACCCCGGCACCCCCATGTACCCACGCTACAGCACTAAGACCGATACCTGGGTGGATCCGCCCGGCGCCAGCGGCGTCAAGGTCAATATCGTATCGCCTTCAACTGGCAACACCGAGACCATGACCTTCCAGCGGGCAGTCGCCTTGCCGATCTACGTCAATGTGGTTGTCCAGCGAAAGGGAAGTCTGCCCAGCGATATCGAGCAGCGCATCAAGGACGCGATCGTCGAGGACTCCACGCGCAAGCTCTTCGCCGATGATGAGGTGACTGGGTTCAACCAGGGTGGCTACGACATTGGCGAGATTGTGCCCGTAGGCCGGTTATACACCCCGGTGAACAAGGTGCTTGGCCAATATGGCGACAGCTACATCACCACCTTGACCATCGGCCGCAGCGCTGGCAGCCAGGGCGTTACGCCAATTCAGCCTGGCATCGCCGAGCTGGCCACCTTCGATCCTGACAACATTACTGTGTCGGTACCGCTATGAAAATGGACCACGTAGCGCGCGCCAGGCGCCGGATCATCAACCAGTACCGTGGCAAACAGCGCATGACGCGCTGGCTGACGCTCTCGCCCACGGTGGCCAATGAGCGGCTCGAGCAGCCAATCAGCCAGATCTACGGGGGCTACGACGTAGATGCGGTCACTGGTGAAGACCTCGACGTGATTGGCCGTATCGTCGGGGTGCCACGGCCAATCCTGCGCGGCGCGGCCTACGATGTGTTCGGCTACGCCGGCAACGACAATTACACAAATTACAACGTCGCCCCCTACATCGGCGACGGTGCCGCAGTCGATGCGCCCCTGAACAATGATCTGTACCGCAAGCTGATCAAGGCGAAGATCGCCCGTAACGTCAGCGACGGCACCAGTGACAGCATCATCAAGCTGCTCGAAGTCGTTATAGGGGTAAAGGTCACCGCCCTGAACAGCAACGGCGACAAGTCGTTCGACATCGGCATCGCTTCCGAACTGGACAACACCACGCAGTTCCTACTCGAGAACTTCGACCTGATCCCCAGGCCGCAGGGCACGCGCATCGGGCAGATCTACGTGCTGCCGACCAACATCGATGAGATCGAGCGCACATCCAGCCTCATCTTCAACTACGCCAACTTCACCCTGCCTGGAGACGCTTCCTGATGGCAAGAGAGCCTTTCAACACGCGCTGGGCGCAAGGGGTCGAGACCCAGGACAACGATAACACCTTCAAAACCCCAGATGCGGCTCGCCAGAACACGGGCTGGGAGGGTGGGCAGGACAAGGACGCTCCGCGCGCTGGCCAGGAAAACTGGTGGCATAACCGCGTAGATTCCGCCCTGCAGGACCTTGAGCGAAAAGGGGTCATGAAGTATCACGCTCAGGCTATCTACTCTGTGGGCGCGCCGTGCTACACGCCCGAGGACGGCCTATTTTATGAGTCGGTGGCTAACGACAACGCCGGCAATCCGCCGGCATCGAGCCCTACATACTGGCGTCTCATCGGCACCAGCCTGTACTCATCGTTCAGCGTGGGCGAGTACAAGGACGTTGCCCACAACGACTCACCCGACCCCGGATGGCTCAAATGCGTTGGATCGGTGCTCTCCATTGCCGCCTACCCGAAGCTCTACGCAAAAATCGGGAAGCGATACAACACAGGCGGCGAGTCGAGCCTTGAATTCAGGATTCCAGATTGGCGCGGCCTGTTCCCACGGTGCCTTGACGACGGACGAGGCATAGACACCGGTCGAGCGCTAGACGGCACACCGCAGCCAAGCCAGAACCTTGCTCACACACATGGCGCATCAACAAACTCAGCAGGCCTGCACAGTCACACGGTCAATCTGTTGCGGGACCGTGCTGGTGTTGTGGATGAGCGAAATGCCGTCTATGGCGACGAGAACTATTTCGGCTCAGATAACAAGCCCACCAACTCCGCAGGCGCCCACACCCACACCGTGAGCGTTAACTCCAGCGGCGGCACTGAGTCTCGGCCAGTCAACGGCGCTCAGGTCAGATGGATTCGTTACCTATGAACCAGAAAACCGTTTACCAGTACGACCTCAACGGGTTCTACCTCGGCGAGACCATAGCCGAGCGCGACCCTCAGGTGCCTGGCAATTGGCTGCTGCCAGCACGATGCACCGAAACAAAGCCCCCGATCTTCACCGCCGGCAAGCTGCCAAAGTGGGTCGGCTACAAGTGGAAACTGATAAGCCCGTAGGTGAGATATGGAACGCAAGGCAAAGAGACGCTTCACCGACAAGATGGAGCTTTTCTGCCTCGCCTATGTCGAGACCGGGAACGCCTCAGAGGCCTACCGTCGGTCCTACAACACCGCCAACATGGCCGACAAAACAGCCCAGCGGGAGGGCTACAACCTCCTGCAAAACCCTCTCGTTCAAGCACGCATCGAAGAATTAAGGATCAAGGTCATGGAACGTCACGAAATCACCGTGGATACGCTCCTGGCTGAGCTGGAAGAGGCGCGCCTGCTCGGTAAGGAGACCGGCAAGGCATCGGCCATGGTCACGGCCTCGATGGGAAAGGCCAAGCTCCTGGGCCTGGATAAACAAATCGTCGAACTGACCGGCAAGGATGGCGCCCCCATCGAGACTAAGTCCACGGTCAAGGTGGATCAGGAAGCCCTTGAGTCCGTTCTGGCACGCCTATGACAGCACTCCTCGATTGGGAAGCCATGAGCATCGAGGAGAAGCAGGCCGCCAAAAGCATCAGTGAGCACTCGCCGCTTTCGTTCATGCGGGTGTGGTTCCAGCTGAATCAGGGCATGAAGATGCTCTGCAACTGGCACCACCGCTACATGGATCACACAGCGCTGCGCGTGCTCAGCGGCGAACTGAAGAACGTCGTGTTCAACATGCCACCAGGTGGCACCAAGACCGAATACTGGTCGATCCACCTTCCAGCCTATGCCATGACCGTGCGCGACCGCACGCGCACGCTGAACGTCTCCTATTCGAATTCCCTTGTGGTCGAGAACTCCGGCCGTATCCGGTCGATCGTCTCCAGCCCTGAGTACCAGGAGCTCTGGCCCGTCTCGATGGGCAAAGCCGATGTGGAGAATTGGTCACTGATCGACGAGAAGGGCCGCACCCGGCACCAGCTGTTCAGCCGCTCCACGGGCGGCCAGATCACCGGGTGCCGGGGCGGCTACATCTCCAAGGACTTCACCGGCTTCATCAACCTGGACGACCCGGAGAAGGCCGACAGCGCGTTTTCTGCGACCATGCGAGCCAAGGCCCAGCGCATCGTCACCAACACGCTACGAAGCCGGCGCGCATCGCCTGACACCCCTGTCATCTGCACCCAGCAGCGCCTGCACACGGACGACGTGTCCGGTTTCCTGCTCAAGGGCGGCATGGGCCTGGATTTCGCGCACATCAAGGTTCCGGCCCTGGTGACCCGCGAGTACATCGCCAGCCTGCCGCCGGAGATCCGTGAGCACGCCGAGCGCGACGTGTTCAGCGGTCCTTCCGTCATCCGTGGCGGCGTCGAATACTGGTCCTACTGGCCGGCCAAGGAGTCGGTCTACGACCTGATGGCCCTGTGGGACAAAGACGCCTATACCATGGTCAGCCAGTACCAGCAGGAGCCCGTGGCGCTCACGGGCGGCATGATTGACCCGGACTGGTTCAAGAGCTACGAGCAGCTGCCATTTTTGGTCTGGCGCGGCGTATATGTGGATACCGCACAGAAGACCGAGGAACAGCATGATTTCTCGGTGTTCTCCCATTGCGGCCTGGGTGTAGACGGTAACCTCTACATCATCGAAATCGTTCGCGGGAAGTGGGATGCCGGTGATTTGGAGGCAGAGGCACTTCGCGTATGGGAGCGCTGGAAACCGTGGGATCAGTTCCGGCCCGCGGCACTGCGCTACATGCGCGTCGAAGACAAATCCAGCGGCACCGGCCTGATTCAGACCATCAGCAAAAAGGGTTCGATCCAGATCGAGCCCCAGCCGCGGGGCCCAGCCGCCAACAAGGTAACCCGCTGCATGGATGCAGTGCCCTGGTTCAAGTCTGGACGGGTATTCGTGCCCGCAATCTATGACGAGCAGGGTAAGCCCATCACGCACGTCAAGGATCACCGAGGGCAGGACCTGTGCACCACTGAGTGGGTCACCACCTTCCTCACGGAGGCCGCGGCCTTCACGGCCGACGACAGCCACGACTTCGACGATCAGGTCGACACCATCTTCGATGCGGTGGCCGACATGCTCATCAACGATACCAGCAGCTTTTTCTCCGGCGGCTGGATCTCCTAACACCTGCTTTCACTGACCGCGCCCAGGCGCGCTCTACCAACTCGCCCAAAGGAAATGACATGGCTGATCAAACTCAGCGCCTCGAGATCGCGACTGTGCGCGCGGAAGTCGGCAGCAACATCCTTTTCCACTTCGCCAATGATGCGGAGAACGCCGACGGCATTCCCACCCAATCGGGCGACATCAAAAACCTGAAGCAGGTTGTGCTGGAGATCCAGCAGGATGCGGCCGAAAAGATCAGCATATCCACGACCATCTACCCGAGCGTAGCTGCTGGCCTGGCAGCAACAGCTGACCAAGGTATCTTCCTGGTGCAGTCGAACGACGCGGACGAGATCTACACTGTCTGGCAGAACCAGGGCGGCACAGCGGTCAACACCGGTAAGACGGCGCTCTCGGCCACGGCGATTCAGACGGCGCTGGATGCCTCTAACGAGGCGGCACGGGCAGCCGAAGACGCGGCTGATGTTGCCACGGCGCGCACTGCTCGCTATCTCGCCCCCTCGGCAACGCAGCCAACCGTCCGCGATAACGGCCTTCCCTTGGAGATCGGCGATGTCTGGTTCGATACCGTAGAGCAGACCGAATACCGTTACACAGATCAGGGATGGCGGGCAAATGAAAGTCAGCAAGCAATTCTGGATTTAGAGTCTCAAATCTCGTTATACCCAGAGCCTAACGCCATACCTAGAGCAGGTTCAGACGGTAAGCTACCATCTAGCTGGCTCCCTGATGATATTGCCAGGAAGGAATCGCTTGATCGGCTAGAGGCAAAACTTTCAGAAATAGTAACAGTGTATGATGCGGATGGAGATGCGCAGGCAGCTGCAGAATTGGCTTTCAATAAAACATACATAGTCCCAGAATATCTGGCCGTTGTCGTGCAGGTGCCTCTTCATTTTCCAACCATTAACCTTGCAATGGATGCAATAAGCCAGTGGCTTATCCCGAAAAGCTCTCTCGTAAAAATTCGGTTGGCGGAGGGAGTATATTCCTACGATAAGCCTACTGACCTTTCACACCGAGATGCTGCAAGAGTAAGGCTTGAGGGGGCTGATCTTCCCAAAAAGAAGATAACGGGAATCGTCTCTATTGCCGGATCAGCAAAAGACTATCGAGTTACATACAGTGTCGACTCTGACGGCATTAAGGTTGGAGATTGGGTAGACATCGAAGCTGATATAGTAGGGAGTGGCGATTTCTATCCGCATGGCGGTACCTGGAAGGTTACGGCTGTTTCTAATGGTAGGTTTACTGTCAGAAACACCAATCACATTTCAAGTTTTAAAGATTCCACGATTACCAGCGGCAACCTGGGAATCTACAAAACCGTAATCGAATACTCTGGGTGTGACGGGCTTCGTGCGGCGGGCGAATCGTTCGGCCTGGTTGAGAAAATAGCCTTCATCGGCGACTACGATGTTGCCACTGGACTGGGTACCGTTGGGGCCCATGGCTGCTTGCTGGCTGGCCCTCCAATTGTAGGTGGCGCATCCTCAAACCTTCCATTTCAGATTGACGCAGGTATTACTTTTGGAAGGTACGTCGCCTTTTGCAATTGGGGCGAACATGGCCTGGCCGCGTCTATGCGATCTTCATTTTTGGCAAACTATTCATCGTTCTGCTCTAACAGAAAGCGTGGAGCATATGCCGAGGGAGCGCATGGTCGTTTGAAGTTGGCTAAGTGCTCTGGAAACGGAGAGGATGGTGCAATATCAGACACCTCAGGGTTCCTTCAGCTCGCCCTGACATGGATGTGTGGCAACGGACTTAACGGGGGATGGAGCACTAACGGCAGCAGCCTTTCTATGGATAGGGGCGTCGCAACCAGCAACCTTGGCTGCGGCGTAGAGCAGCGAGGTAGCGGCAGATGCGCACTTAGCCAGGCCCTGATGATGAATAACCTACTAGATGGTGCCTTTTGTAACGCTTCTGGATCTATGCATTCGCTCTCCGCAACATTCATGCTCAACGGCAGAGATGGATTGAGATCTGAGACAGGAGCATCTATTATCGCCAATAATTCAAATATTTCAAATAACTCAGGTTATGGCGCCCACGCTATAAGCGCACACATTTGTGTGCCTGGAGCTACTGTAGTAGGCAATACGTCTGGGCCTTATCTGTCTGAGTATGACAGTTATATTGTAAGGTCCGACAATACAGTCGAGCCTACTTCGAGAGCTCAATCAACTAACATTGGGTTAGTGCATCCTGCCAGCCATGCAGGATTCCGAGCGGCGGCATCATCCATAGGAGACATGACATGGTTATCAGATACGTCAGGCGGTGGTGCATATACCGGGAGGTATGTATGGAAGGCTGATGGTACATTCCATCCAGCAAGCGATAACACTCAAGATCTGGCAAGGGCGGCAAATCGTTTCAAAAACATTTATGCTGGCACTGGAACGATTCAAACCTCTGATGAAAGGCTAAAATGTGATATATCAAGAATATCCGACAAGGTTTTGAATGCATGGATGCGCGTTGATTTCTTTCAGTACAAGTACAAAGATGCAGTATTCCAGAAGGGTGAAAATGCCCGAACTCATTTTGGAGTTATTGCGCAAAAGGTCAAGGATGCTTTTGAAAGCGAAGGCCTAGACCCATTTGCCTTCGGAATTCTTTGCCATGACTCATGGGGGAAAGTAGAAGCTGTACTGGATGATGATGGAAATATTCTCCAGCCAGATCTTGAGCCTGGAGATCGATACAGTATCAGATATGAAGAGGCATTGATTCTTGAGTCCGCATTGATGAGGAGAGCTATATCGGGACTTTTTGAAAAAATATAGTTGTTGCAAAGTTTATATAAAATGTGCCACATCTAATATGATCTATTATTTGTGGCACATTATGGTTTTACTCAATCCAGGCGTGGGATCCTTGCTCAATCCAAGATTTGTAAACCTCCGAAAGAATATTTACAGATTCTTTTGTGAAATGAGCAATATCCTTTCCATTATCTTTTAAAGCTGACGCCTGACCTAAATGCATTATAACGTTTGTTGGGTCAAAGAATTGGTTTTTATTTATTTTTGCGCACTTCCGCAAAAGAGATATAGATCTTCTTCTGTTTTCCCTGACCTTTTGAGGCGCAAGCACGTCAAAATGAGAAACCCAAAGTATTGGCTTGTAATCTAGGTAAGAGCATATTTCGCCCGTTACTTTTATCATGTGCTCATCAGAAACATCTCGCTTGAATATATCGTCTGGATATATTTCTTGGATTTCCCCATCTTTGTATAACGGCTCTAACTGTTCCTTGAACTTTAAAATGTCAGCTTTCGCAAAATACTCAACGTACATTTCATCCTTGTAAATAAGCTCATGCATTCCGCTAACTTCAATAATGAACTTATCATATTTTCTGGATAGGTTCTTGAAGCTTTCTCTCTCTGCTGCAAGATTTTCCGTTGTCTTGTTTCTTGAGGATATGTCCTTTATTGCACCTTCGGATATTAAATACAATAAATTCTCAGGTATATAAGATTCTGAGTCGTAATCCTTTATGGTCTGAAATATCTGAGATGGATAATGAAGATGGTGCGGAAATTTTAAATGCCCAGTGCAACCTATTTTGGAAAGTATTTCAAGCGGCTCTTCAATCCTGCAAGTTCCGAATGCCAAAGTTCGAATCTGGGTTTCCATTTCATTCTGTCCATTTTACGAAAAGCTCTAACAATAATTTAAATTCCTTTTGGATGTCAACATCCAGATTGCCGATGGCCTTCGACAGCCTCATTAATATCCCAAAAATCTAGGCCCTGAATGCTAGGGGTCTTTTCGCCTGGAGAAAACCATGCCCCTGGAAAGCGACATCCGCCAAGGCCTCGCCTTGCTTCCGCCACAGATGGGCATCCGCCCGGCCCGCGTCCTGCTCTACGCCATCAACCTGCAGGAGAACCCCAAGCGCTACGAGCAGCAGGTGAACGGCCCGGCTCGCGGTGACTACCAGTTTGAAAAGGGCGGAGGGGTGAAGGGGGTCATGACGCATCCGGCATCCAAAGCCTTGGCCCAAGACGTATGCCGGGCCCGCGGCGTGGCATTCGATGCCGAGGCTATCTATCAAGCTATTGGTTGCGACCCTATCCTGGCTGCCGCCCTGGCGCGCCTGCTGATCTGGACCGACCCGAAGCCACTGCCCGCCGCTACGGACGAGCAGGGTGCGTGGGATCTGTACCTGCGCACCTGGCGGCCAGGCGCGTATGCCCGCCAGCCCGAAGAATTGCGCGCGAAGTTCAAGCGAAACCACGCAGCAGCCCTGAAGGCAGTGCCAGCATGAACTGGCTGGCAGCGGTTCCGGCCTGGTGCTGGTGGATGATTGCCCTGGTGCTGGTCGCCGGTGGCCAGCAGTACCGGGTGGTGGTTGCCCAGGGCGAGACCGCCACTGCCCGCGCAGATCTGGCCGACTACCGCCTGCAGGTCGCCGAGCGCGACCGGCGTGCCGCGGCCCAGGTCAGGACTGAAGAGCAGCGACAACAGAAGATCAAGGATCAGGAGGACGAGAATGCGAGACGTGAAAAGTTGGCGCTCCAGGGTGACGTTGATCGGTATCGCGCTGCTGGTGTCGGGCTGCAGCAGCAAATCGACCGACTGCAGCGCGGTAGGGGAGCTACCTGTGATCTCATCTCTGCCCAGCAGCGCGAGACAAGACCCACTACCAGCATGGTGTGCGGGCAACTGCTTGGAGAGCTTGACCAGATGGCGGGAAGCCTCGGCGAAGCGCTTGGCCGAAGCCGAATAGCCGGTCTTGGGTGCGAGAGGATCATGGACGGGATTAAGTCGTCCCGCTGACTGGCAGTTGCCTCAGCGTCAGGCGGCATTAGATACTGTACCAATATACAGTATTGAGCCCTCCGACATGCCATTCACTATCCCAGTCCAAGATGACAGTATTCATGGTTCGATCGACGATCTGCTCCAGCTGCGCACGCCCAGCGTTTACCTGGTCAGGGTTGAGGGCGACAGCATGCAGGGCGCCGGCATCTTCTCCGGCGACCTGCTAATCGTGGACAAAGGGATCGATGCAAGACATGGGCACATCGTCATCGCCGCTGTAAACGGTGAGGCCTGCTGCAAGAGAATGGTGGTCAGGGATGGAATGGTGATCCTGGCTCCTGAAAACCCCAAGTACCCATCCCGGTACATCATGGCGGGGGATCACTTCGATGTATGGGGTGTGGTTACGCACAGCATCCGGGATCATGATCTTCGCCTTTGA